TGTTGTGTAAACCAATATATAAAGTATTATTCTCAGATGAACACTTGAATATGATATCAAGTCCTGATGGAAGAAGTAAACATAGTGAATATGTAACAAAGAATATACTTCTTTATGCTGTAAGAATGTTAGATTTCTCTGATAATTTATGGTTTACACAACAAAAATATGGATTTATAAAACTACATTGTGGTTTACTAAGTCTATCTAATAATTCACATATAGATATTGTGAATAAAGCTTTTCTAAAAGCTTGTAACGTTTATGAAGAATATGAATTAGCAACTAACTTCAATAAAAGCAATTACAAAGAAAACTTTAAATATGATATGTATTATAAGTTTATTAAGAGTAGATCTAAACATGAATTTATGTATTCTTTTGTAAACAGTGAAGAAATAGCTGATAAGATTTCTCTTAGTGGTTTCATTAAAAAATGTTACTGTGACACGGAAGATGTAGCAGAAGTTATTGGAGATATAATAGCAAGAAGAGATATTCTTGTATATACAAATGATACTCCTGGAAAATATGCTAACTTAAACTGTGTTATAACAGATGATAAGGACAGAGATAGAGAATATCTAGATACAGTATTAGGTATTAAAGCATTTGAAAGTCTTGAAGAAGAATATAGATGTTGTGTAACTCTATAATAAATGGAAATCCTGGGTTTATACCTGGGATTTCTTTTTTCTTCGTATTTTCTTTATTTTCGTTGTTTTTTTTTTGATTAGATATTATAAAATGCAATAACCTTTATAGGTTAAATATAAATTATATGGAGGTATTAAAAAATGAGAGTACAAGATATTATGTTAGAATGGGTAAATGGAGTTAAAGGTTTAAAAGGTTTAACAGAAGAAGTATCGTATGCCAAATGTACAGACACTGCAATTCAGTTAAATCTTTTAGATAATGATGGGACACTAGTATTGGATGGAGTATCATTATTCTATTCAGATGCTGATCTTATGAAAAATCTTATAGACAGTTTCAAGGAAGCAGTTAATACATTTTCTGAAATATTAGAAGATACAATTTTGTCAAACTACAGCAAAGGAACCAAAAAATCTGATAAAATTTATAATCTATTCTGTTACTTACTAAAATTTAAGAATATTTATAGAAATAGGGAGAAAGAAGAATCAAGCAACAGAATCAAGTATGGATTTATAGACATTATGTTTAGATTAGACTCTTTAAATAAGGCTGGTCTAGGACAAGTATTAAACGACTTGTACAAAAACTATAAATCAAACATAAATGAACTTTACACTATCAGCAAATGGGAAGGAGTTATAGAAGAAGATCCAAAGAAGTATTTCCAAGTTTTCCTAGGTTTAAAAGGAGAACTTAGATCATTTATAATGTCTCAATTAATTGAGAAAAGTGATATGTTTCAACATCATGATCATAAATTTATAGATGATCTAATAGTTATCAGCGCATATTTAGCTGAAGTTATAGTTAAGAACTTCTTAGTTGATCATACAGTAAAAAATAACTTAGCTGTTCCAGGACACTTAAGCTATTACTTATCAGATTACTATTTCCTAGATATAACAAAAGAATATTCTTTTGAAATAACTCGGAAATAAAAAAGAAGAATAACTAGAGATTAAGGTCTCTAGTTATTTTTTTCTCCTTTAATAAAGCATACCATCATCTTCATCTTTAGGTTTCCAATAATCCTCAATAGTTCTATAATCACCAAAATCAGAATAATTATTACTCAAACTACTATTTCTATTCTTAAATGGATTCTTTTTTCTTAAATTGATATTACTTGGCATTTTACTTGTGACTTTCATTACAACATCTGCAAGTTCTAAATTATTATTACTTTCTTCTATAATTTCAGGTAAAGTTAAATTAACCTTAATACCGTTTATTATTTTAGTACATTTTATCTCTTGCCAACTATAACCAGTATTATCGAACTTATCTACAAGTGTCCAACTAAGTTCCCCCTCACGGTCTAAGAATATTTCTTGGTCTTCCATTACACCAAGTTTATGCTCTCCCATGGTTTCAAACTTAATTTTATGCATATCTACTACATAGTTAAACTTCTTATATACATTTTCTCTATAAAGTTCATCAAATATAAGTCCGTATGCATGTAGTCTTGCAAATATTCTATCATCATGTGCACCTGATTTAGCTTCTACTCTACCTTTTTCACCTTTAGTTCTCTTAAGAGTTTTAATCTCATCTAAAGCTTTAGGGTGACAGAATGTATAAGGTTGAAGTTCTACAAGTTGAGGAAGTAAATTCTCAGTCATCCATTTACGTCTTCCATTTACATGAGAACCCATTATAGTTTTAGTATCTCTTGTTATATTCTTATCAAATCCTCTTATAGTCCTATCATTTAAGTCTTTATTGTAGTATATAGTATACCCAAATAATGTCTTAGCATACTTAGGGTCACGTTCAAGTGCAGGAAGTATATCTTGTCCAGGTCCATCCCATTCTAAAGCACTTATAATAAGTATGTTAGGATTAGATTTCCATATTAAATCACAAATAGTTTTATATACAACAGGAAAATCTATTGCAAGTAATGTATTAGTTGCATATTCAAATATAGGCATACATGTTTCCATATTCATACCAAAAAATACAGTACTATCTCCAGCTGAACCGTGTGCAATATCTATACCCATACATAAAACGTTTACTTTCTTAAATTCATCTTCAAGTCCGCTACTTCCATTACTTCTTATATAATCTATCATATATCTATTATCTAAGAAATGTGTATCCCATTTAACAGCATCTATCCAGTTTTGAACTCTTTCTATATGTTCTTGAGTGTATAAACTATCAGCTGAGCTACTTATCCATTCCATAAGTATTTCATTTCTAAATTTAGCTGCAATTGGTATCTTTCTACGTCTATCATCATACCAAGCTTCACTCATTCCAAGTTCTTGATATCCGTATTCAACAAAGAAGAAATCCATTTCACTACTTGCAAATAAATAAGTATGTAAATTAGAGTAATTCATTCCAAATAATTTATTATCAAACTTACATATTTTATTAGTTACAACATCATACATCTGTCTTCCAGCAAGTGTAGTTAAATCTCCTGCTGTTGAAGCATAGTGTATAGAGTGTCTTATTCCTTTCTTTCTTGCAAAGTCCATAGTTGCAGTAGTTGCAAATTGAATACCACTCATTGCAGCCATTATACATTTAACGAAGTTAAATTCATCAAATAAAAGAAATCTTAAACGACGTCCTCTTCCTGCTCTTGCTGCTTGTTGCTCCTGAGGAGACACAGCTATTGCTACAAGTGTGTTATTAAGCTGCTGATTTTTACTTTCCTTACTACCAGACTTAGAAGAAGGTTCAACATTTTTATATTCAACACCTTTCTTTCTACGATTTACTATTTGATGAAAACGTAAGAATTCAGGGAACTCATCAGCTATTTCTATAACTTCCCGTTTATTATCAAGTGCTCTTGAATACTCATAATGTAGAAATCCACATTCAAAGTCTGTACTACCATAAGCATACTCATATGCAAGTAAGTGGTTTACTATATAAGTTTTACCTATTTGTCTTGGTGCTGATAAGAAAGTATTAAAGTTCTGACAGTATAGCCATATAAATGTAAATTGCTGTATAGTCATTTCAAATCTTTTTGATTCACCATTTTTAGTAATTCTTGCACATTCTCTCATATGAAACCAAGGATTTACCATTCCTTCTTTTGCAACCTTAACTTGCATTTCAGGAGGCAAAATAGACATAGTATCTATTCCAAGTAGGTCTCTGTCAAATAAAATAAGATGTATTTTATCATTAAATTTTATCTTTGATATTTCTGAGAACTTCTTAAGATACATATGGAAATCCCAAAACTGCTTATTTCTTGTAATCATGTCATAATAAACAGTTTTAAATCTGCCAGTAAGCTTACCATTTTCATCTACATCTATATATACATCCCACATATCATCAGGAAGTCCATCTACATTATAAAATCTCTTCTCTTCTTCTGATATAATAGCATGATTTATCTTATCAAAGTTACCGTTAAGTATCTTGTGATATGGTATAGTTTTTGGAGTTTCTTCTACTGCATCTTTAGTAGATAAATACTCCTCAATCATATCGACTGCTGATTTTTTAAACTCTAAATAACCTTGATAGTCAAGATTTAAAAGTTCATAGTAATATTCTTCAGTTTCTTCATCTGTTACCTTATCTGCTATAGTTGCAATATAAGCGTTATAATCAGTTGACATTACAAGTTCTTTAGTAAACTGATAGTTTGACCCATTCTTTTTAAGCCAAGCCTGAAACTTTATACTTTCTTCACTTATATCATCAAAGTACATGTCATACATATTCATAAAGTTACCTCACAAAATAAACCATCCCCTATTTCTAGGAGATGGTTTTTATTATTAGTAATTAAAGTCTGCTCTTGCAATACCATAAAGTCTAGTTGCTCTTTCTCTAAAGAAGTTTCTGTCTGACAAAGCATTTCTTATATCATACATTTGATCTTCTAAAGCAATTGCAAGTGTTTGAAAAGCCTCATCATTTTTATATTGGTTTCTATATACACCAATAACTCTTATATAAGATGCTATCTTTCTTAAAACTACACTTTGAGTATTGACATCTTCACAATTCATTGCATCTGATTTAAGTTTTATAGCTTCAGATTCAAGTTTTCTATATCTTTGTGCTACATTTTGTGGAAGTTTACCTATTAATTTAGCAACAGACACATATTTAACATCTTTATCTTGCTGATTTATCCCTTCAACAGCAGGAGCCGCAACTGGAATAATATCATTTTCAGAAAACTCTATTATATCATCAACTAAATCATCAGAAACTATCTTATCAACAGCAGTTTCTGTATCTTTTATAAATTCATCCCAATTTATTAAATCAGATTTATCAATATCTATTTCATCAGGAAGTTGACCTGCTATATCTTGTACTGATTCAAGTGCTACATCAAGCACATTAAGATTTCTAACTCCACCATTTAACTGATATACAGCCATGTCAGCAGATAATACAAAGCTTCTCTTAAGTGTATCTACTCTATCAATAGTCTTTCTTAAAATATAATCTATATATCTAAGACTATGTTGCTCATACATAACTGCTGGTCTTGAGATAACTTCATAAGCTTGAGTTATCCCTTCTGTTTCAGATACTCTAGATAAAGCTATCTCTAAATAAGATACCATATCATTTAAACTTCTTATAATAGTAGAAGTATTACATTCATTAATACTATCATAGAAAGTTTTATATACAAATAAAATCTTAGTCATATTAACTATGTTAGAACTTACATATCTAGGTCCTTCAAAGTTTCTTCCTCTTCTTAGTTTAACAAGTCCAAGATTTGATAGCACTCTTACAAAGCTAACATGATTTAATATAAATAGTATAGCTTTTTGAATAAGTGTTTCTACTATATACTCATCATAAAGCTCTTTATTCTTAAGATATCTTTCATTACTCATAAATCTTACAAGTAAAGTAGAAAATTCAAACATAAAAGTTCTACCTTCTGTAAAATCATCATAGTTTACCTTACTACCTAAGTCCCATCCTACCATACAAGCAGACCTTATATCAAAAGACAGCTTATTAGAAACACCATCATCATTATCTATATAAGAGAATGCTCTTGAAGATTCTATTTCTTTTTCCATAGTCATCTTAGACCTAGGACCAGTTTTAATATCTCCATATAAGTTAAACTCATACTCTTCAGTATTAAGATTTGAATCTAGATTTCTTGATTCAAATCCACTTGATTTATATAGTTCTCTTAAAGCTTTTAATTGGTCTTCTCTAAATAGCTTAGTAATAAAAGCAATGTTTTCTGTGTTCTTATCATTATTTTTATCATTATAATAGAATCCATTTGAATCTTTAAGCATTATATTAAGTGTATATAGAAGAGACACAGTATTAACTCCATTTCTAAATAATCTACTTATTGCATCAGTACATAAATTATTTAATACATTTATAGCATCAGCATTTTCATTTACGAACTTATCATATTGAGCCTTATTAACTGGATTATAAATAGTTTTAAAGTAATTCATATATTCCTCCTTTTATTTTATAATTTGTATAAACGTTATAAAATTGTTTCGACTAGACTGCTATAAAAACAAATAAGAAGTTAATCAAACCCTTGAATATCAAAGGAAAATTAAATAAAGGAGGTTAAATAATGGTTGAATTAACTGAGTTTATCATTGCATCACGTGCTAATAAAATCTTACGTAATTCAAGACTTACAGATATTTCATATACTGGACTCAATAAAGCTGAGTTTGGCTTTTATAAAGATACAACAGAAAACTATCTTAGTAAGCTAACTTCTCCTGAAAAATCTTATATGATGCAAAAGAGACTGGAAGATGTATTATTTTTACTATTTCCAGGAACTACTTGTAATAGATTTGTAGGAGTTGAAGATACAACTGATACAAGATATTACTACCCTATAACAGTTGCAAATATTACAATAGATGAAAAGAAATCATTTATACCGTTCTTCTTTGGAGAAGATACATTATTTGCTATATCACCATTTTTAAAACTTGATAATAAACCTACTCGTATAGGTGATAACTTTGTAATGCCTATTTGTAAAATATCAGAACTTGATGTAGAACTTACATTTTCTGAATTTGAAGAATGGCTTAATAAAGAAACTGATAATGAGAGTTGGTTATATGGTAATGCAAGTTTATCTGATAGATTTAATTTAGTAGTTAAATCAATAAATGAGATTGTATCACCTATATCAGAAGCTATTAAAAAAGCATTCCCATCTTATGAATATAGTGCAGAGTGTGAAGTAGTTTCTGTAAAAGAAGCTGGTTATTCTAGAATATATGAAAGATTTGGGATAGAGGCAGAATTATTCGTAGATACAGAGTTAGGACTTCTTAAAAATCCTGACGATATAATAAAAGAGATAGACTTTCTTCCTATAGTTTTAAGACATGAAACTACAGAAACTGGAGATAAAGTTAGTTACTTAACTATGTCTTTAATTGAAAAGAAGGAAGCAGACGGTTCTCAAAGAATATATCGTAGAATTAATCTTAATTCTAATGACGATAATTCAATGGAGATAGGAGGTAGCACAATAAACTCCGATGCTTCTAAACATGTAATAAATGATTTATTAGTACTTCGTGATACAGGTTCTATCTATCCACTTATTAATATAGATGAGTTTGCTTACTATTATAATGGCTCTGTTTGTTTTATTAAAGATGGAACTATATTACAAGGATTTAAAATAGAAGACCTTTATGAAGTAGTAAAAGGATATCCAGAAGTATCTGAATCAAATGCAGTTACTGAAAATGGAGAGGAATATATAAAAGCAGAAGAAAGTATAAAAGATATAGTTTCTTCTCTTAAGGTAGTTGGAATAAGAGCTGGTTCTACTTTATATGGAATAATAGCTCCTATATTTAAACTTCCTAAAGAAATCGTAGTTGATTTCTGGAACTTTATAAGAAGAGCTTTCTTTATGAAGCAAAATAATGCATCTAAAGAATTAACAGATGAACTAAGAGTTAAAGCCTTAAACGATGACCTTGATGTGTATACTGACAAACTTAAAAGATGGCTTGAAATACCTGTTCTTGGTGTAGCTTCTTGCTTTATAGCAGGAGGAGTATTCTGGGGATGTGTTATTTGGTATATAATGAATAAAATATCTAAAAAGTATAGAGCAAAAGCCATGGAACCATTAGAACATCAGATAAATACTTCTATTCAAGTAGTTGATATGAAGATAAGATTTGCTGAATCTGAGGGGGATACTAAGAAAATCGAAGAGTTAATGCGTTATCGTGGACATCTAGTACTTATGAAACATAAAACTGAAGACTATAAGAAGGAACTTACTGGTAAAGACCAACTTCAATACAATAAAGTACAAGAAGTTGAGCGTACTGGTGGAGGATATTAATATTTTATTAGGGAGAAAATGTTATTTATTCTTATTCTTGTAAAGGAGGTATTATGTATTATGATGGATGGTATAAAACACTACGTAAGTCTAGCTCTAATAACAGTTCTCCTATTCTTAGCGACTCTAATAGTGAAAAATCAGGAGAAGATAGACCACTTGGAACAAACTCTGAAGAAATAAACTATGCACTTGAGGGATTTTTTGCAACATATAATGAGGATGATATTACAATAAAAACTAAATCTAAATATTCTAAAGGTTTTGAAGCTGATGACTTCGGTGACTTAGGTGGAGATACAACTGAAACTGAAGATGAAGGAAGTGGAGATGATGCTGGCTTTGATGACGTATCTGAAGATACTGGTGATATGGGTGATAGTGGTGAAGATAATATGTTTGATGATATGGGCGGAGGAGATGACTTCGACAGTTTTGGAGACGATACTGACTCATACTCAGATGAAAACGGTGGTGAAGGCGGTAAAAAGAAAAAGTCTTCAAAAGTATCAAGAAAAGAAGCACTCAATGAAACGTATGACCAATCAACACAAATAAGAGAAGTACTTGAATTTCCTAAGAAATTTCAAACTTTGCGTAATGTGATTGCTTCTAATACAGACATTGCCTTATCACAAACACATACTAACCCTAAAGTTGAAGCTACTATTAAAAAAGTAGGTGAAAGATATCAAGACCTTTTAAGAAGTATAGATTTATATATGAAATCAATGAGTACTAAATTATATGAAGATTTGTGGAGTGATTATATAGAGTTTCATACAATAGCAAAATCTTTAAAACTAAGTTTTGAAGCTTTAATAGCTGTCTAAAACTTGCAAATTAACAATCGTTTTGATAAAAATACTTAAAGGATAATACCTTTAAAGTAATAAAATATACTTTTAATTATCTAAGGAGGTAACAAATGAATCAATATAACGAATCTAATCTATTTTTTGGATTAGAAAACATGGACATGCTTGATGCAATCGCTGCTGGAAAAATAACTCCAAAAGAAGGAGAATATGGTTCTAACTACGAAGGCGGACTTGAAGCAGAACTTGAAAGATTAAATGAAGAAGCAGACAGATATAAAGGTGAAGCAACTCTTATAGCTTTAGAATGTGTAAATGCAAACAGAGCCTATGAAGAAATTGCTAAAGGTACTGATATCGTGACTGCATTCAGAATGTATGGATTTGAAGCAGAAGATGGAAAAGACCCTAAAGAAGCTGTTTCTAAAGATGGTATATTTAAAACTATCTGGAAAGCAATAGTTGGATTCTTCTCAAATATCATATCTTATCTTGCTCACTTATTAAAGATAAAAAGAATATCTGGAAAAGTATTCGATGTTATATATGCTGATGCAGATAAAATGATTAAAAAGTTAGAGGCTGTAAAAGATAAAGTTAGTGATAAAGTTGATGGTAAAGTTGCTTTAACTAAAGACATCAAAGGTAACTGGGATAAAGTTGAAGAAGTATATAAACCAGGAAGAGCAACTGATGATAAAGGTGTTGAACTTGACTTAGGAAGTACTGATAATATTGATTATAAGAAAGTTAAAGACTTCGTTGATGGATATGCTGAAAAATTCGGTATAAAAGGTACAGCAGGTAAATTAACTGTTGATGCTATTGAAGCTCAATTTGCTAAACATGAAGAAGCTTTAAAATTAAGTGGAGCTGAAGATAAAGGTGGAGAAGAAAGCATTTCATCTGCTTATGGAAAAGCTATAAAAACATTAAAAGAAATAATGGATGCTTCACGTGATAGAAAAGGAAATCCTGAAGGTGGACAAGGTGACGCTATCAGACACTTTGAAAAAGCATTTGATGGATGTAAGAAAATGCACAAAGCTATTAAAGCTAAAATTGATGAAAATAAATTGCCAGAAGATGTATCTAAAGAAGCTTTAGAAACATTATCTGAATCTTTAAAAGCTATGGGTAAATTATGTGCAAGACAAGCAAAAGTTTATAATTTCTGCTTAAGAGATTTTACAACATTAACTGGATATGCTATAAAAGATGGTTCTGCTGTATTATCTAAATTAAAATAATATCGTAATCAAATAAAAAGGGAGGAGTGAGTACATGTTCTATGTAACAAGAGAAGAAAATAAAGAACTCATGAATACAATCATAAATGGGTTTGAATCATTTGAGATGTCAGAACTTAAAGATATGATTGACTCTAACCTTGAAACATTAGCTGGATGTGAAGCTTTACACGAAATAAGTGAAGCAATAGCTAATTTTGGTTTTGATATTTATGGATTTGAAGCAAATGCTGTAGGAGCTGAAAGTAGGATTAGAAAAGCTGTAAAGTTTATAAAAGACCTTATATTCAAAATAGTTAACTATATAAAATTATATTTCAACTCCTATGCTAAAAAATTAAAAGCTATTAAAACTGAGTTAAGAGAGCTTAAGGTTGCTCTGGAAGCAGCACTTGAATTAGGAGAAGATTTACCAGCCAAAGTTAAAGCACTTTGGGTAGATTGGATAGATAAGCATCCTAGTAATCAAGATGAGTATTTTGGTAGAACAGATGTTGTATTCAAATTCCTTGGAAACTGTGGAGCTCTTAAGGACTATAAGATAGTAACTAAAAATAAAAGTTCAAACGATGTGCTTTCTGAAGCCTATACATTTATAAGAGAACTTATGTATCAACTATACTATAGCAGCAACGGAACAGATGCTGATTTAGCTGGTAAAGGTTCTATAAAGAGTCTTAAGACAGTAACAGATGCATACAATGAACTTACAACTATATTAAAATCTGACCAAGTAGTAAAAACTACTAATCCAGAGATAATAAAAAACTTAAAAGAAATAGGAACTAAACCATTTGAGTTCTTAGAAGATATAAGCTTCAAGGTATTTGCGTCAGCTAAAGTAGAGAAAACTTCACTACCTACTGACCGTAATACAATTGAAATACTTAAGAAATACTTAAAAAGTACAGAACTTCTAATAGAATGGCTAGAATATTCACCTAGAAGTCTAAGTGAAAATCCTGTTAAAGTTGAACTTGAAAACAAAGATGAAGATATTACAGCTTATTCAAAAGAGCTGTTAGGTTATACAAAGGACTTACTTGCTAAATTTAGAGAATTCTATGGTAAAACAGCAAAGTCTGCATTTTTACATGTAAAAATGTTCCATAGAAATGCACTTTATGTCCTTGAACAAATAAAATCTAATAATAACGATTAAGGAGGAATTAAGTAATGAACGAAAGAAGACTTGCTGATGGTGTCATAAAAGAAATTTTCGCTTATGAAAGCATCAATGGAGCATTATCAAATAAAACATCAAAAAGAAAAAATGGAGAAGATTCATCAAATGCATTCTTAAATATGACTGGAGTTAAAAGATGGGGTGCTGAAGATTTACAAAGCATCTGTTCTGTAATCAGACAAAGACAACAACACATGCCTGATACAGTTCTATTCTCTCCTGAACAAAGAAGAGCGGCTGAATTTGTACTTGCACAAGAAGCAATAAATAAAGCTGTAGATGCGGCATTAACATCTAAATCAGTTTGGGATAAATTACCTAAAGCTATGCAAGATGTAGCTGGATATGCAAAAGCTGCTTATGATAAAGAAGCTGCTGTATTAAATGGAGCAGAAAATGCTCAAAATGAATCAAGATATGCAACTGAATGTAAAGCTGAATGGGCTAGAAATACAGTTAAAGACATCTTATTCACAGGTATGGCATCTGTTGTAAATGGAGCTGCTGAAGGATATGTAAACTTAACTACTGGAACATATATGCAAGGTATAGAAAGCTTACAAGCTGGTTCTGCTTATGCATTACACTATCCTGTACTTGAATTCTATGCACAATGGGTAAATGCTGCTGGATGTATCTGGTCTAAACTTGTTAAAACTGTAAATATGTTATCTCCTGAATCTTCTATGCCAATAGAACATAAATCACAAGTTTATGTATTCAGAGATAAAGATAATAAGAAAATTGCTGAAGTAAAACGTGAAGATTACTTCAGATTTATGGATATGAATTTATTAAAAGAAAAGAACTTACTTAAAAATACAATTGATATCTATAATCAATTACTTAAAAAATTAGTAATCAAAAAGGCAGATTTTGGTAAGAAATTATCATTATATGACCCAATCTCTGGAGCAGCTACTGCAATACTTAAACCATTACAACAAGCAATATTCTCATTTGAAATAAGTGAGTTATTATTAAATGGTGAAACATCTGGAGCAGCTACAAACAAATTCCAAGGAAATATCTATGACTATGACGGAACTCCTATTCAAGGTACTCCTTTAACAGAATTCCATTATAATGGTAGAGCATTATTCTTAACACCAGATGCTACAAAACCAGCTGACCAATATGTGTTAACTATACACTTTGAAGCTAAATTAAATGAAATCTTTATAGCTTATACAAAGACTAATAACACATTACCTGATATAGAACAAATCCAATTTGATGTTAAAATTCTTGACTTACCAAGACTTGAAACAGCAAATTCTCAAATAGAAACAAGAACATACAAAACTAATATTACTGCTGGTCCTGTAATATTAAGAGAAATCAACTTCAACCCAGAATACAATAGTTTCTTAGAAGCTAAAACTGGTTCTGGTAAAATAGTTGAAGATGAAATCAATGCTAGAACTGAAGAATTATCTAACATTGCAGAATCTATGTTCACAGAAGGATATAAAGCAATGTGTAAAACTATCAAAGAACAAAGAAAGAAAGAAGATGCTGATTCTCAATATCAATCTTATGTTTTCTGGGCACATGCTAATATGGACCTACAAGAAGCAAATGCTTTAATGAAAGGTGAAAACTACAATATGAGAATGAGTAGAGTATTCCAAGAATTATCTACTTCATACTCTAACTCAGCAAACACAAATGCTGTAGGAATGAACATTTGGTGTCATGTTGAAAGCTTGAACCCATTAAATCCTGCTATGATGCCTGTAATTGGAACAGTAAACTCTGATACAGCAGGAGACTTCTTAGGAGTAGTTTCTCCAGTAGAAGCATATGTATTCACAGCTGGTACAAATAATGGACCATCACCTGTAAAAGCAGTTATAGTTGGTACTAAAAAAGCGGATGATAGACCTGACAGAAATAAAGCATATCTTGATGCACAAGCAGCAATAGGAGGAGCTCCAGCTGTTCCTACTCAAGACCAAATTTCTGCACATACTATATATAATTACAATATATCTCCACAATTTGCAGAACCAAACTTAGAAACTCATTTCATGACAAGAGTTGCATTGTCTATGACTGACTCTTCAATGGGATATAGAAGTGCTAGTATACCTAACATTCCACATATCCAAATGAAATCTGGTTTCAAACACCAAGTAATTAAAGGAGCAGGAGGACATTTAGCTATTAAAGGTTACATGGCACCTACTGTTAATAACTGGAAATAATATAAATTTTGAGGAGGGGACGAGAGTCTTCTCCTCATTATTTTTTATCGCAAATTTAAGGGAGGTAATATAATGAATCTTATAAGAAATAAGATGATAGGTGCTGGTGTTGATATATTTGGCTCTAATATGATAGCAGATATAAGCAATATCTCACTTATAGGACTTGAATCAGATGGTCAAGTACTTCAAGAATATACAGCAAAGACACATTTCTTAGCTGGAATTACTATGGACCAAGTAATAAAACTTAAATCAGGACTTATGTATTTAGAGTTCTGGACACATGGAATAGACCATACAAAACCTACTATAAATAGAAGATGGTATCCGTCTGATAAGATGAGAGAAGGATTAGGTGCTGATGCTATTATAAAGCAGCTAAATCAAGGTGGAATACCTGGATGTGCAGAACACCCTCAAATAAAGGCAAATGAAAGAGCAAAACCTGGAGAAGCACCAAGTCAAAACGAACTACAAAACATAATAAGTGATATTACATTTATAGACCCAGCAAGAGTAACTCATTATATAGTTGGTTATAAATGTTTTGAAGATAGAACTATATTTAAGATAAGAACAGCATTAAAGAATCTTACTATAGTTAATGATATACTAAATGGAAAGATACCAGCATTTAGTATAAGAACACATGGACTTTTCGTACCTGATCCAGCATTTGGTGGATGTCATAAAGCAGCAAAGATTAACTTTGTCACTATAGACTACGTAGGAAACCAAGCAGATGTACGTGCTATTGCTAATCCTGAAATGGAAGTAGTAGATGTAATATCAGGTGAAAAGATGAGACTTCAAGTTGATAGTAGAATAGGAAATGAAAATGATATGGAAATTAATAACTTCTATAAACAAAATGACATTTGGGTTAGAAAAGAAACTACTGCTCTTGAATCAGCATTTAATCATGGAATTCAAATATCAGTAAAAGCTACAGAAAAGGAAATGTTACAAGAAGTATGTAGAAATGTGTGGTGATAGTATATGAACATAAATGTTCTTATATATAGAATTAAAAAAGCTATTGGACTCAATGGTGTACTCAAGAATATTTATTCTGATTATAAAATAAGAGATAGTATTATGAGTAGTTTAATTGAGTTCAATAGACACAGTGGATTTGCAGTTGGATATACATTAAGAGAGTTACTTCAATATACAGATAGAAGTCAAAACGACCAACATTATGCAATAGGTCAATATAAAGATATAGTAGTTGCAATACCACCTGATTTAATGAAAGGTATAGAGGATGCAGGATGTAGAATAAAGTCTTGTAGAATATATGAGATGCAAAACGTAATACTTACTCTTAATAATAGAGTTAAAAGAGGTATAAAAGATTTAGCTTGGGATATGTCAAAACAAGAGATGTATACTTGGAATGAATCTGATATGCAGATAATGTATCGTGCACCTAATACAATAGTTCTTGAAAACTGTTCTTATATAATAGACCTTTTATATGATAAAGAGATACAAATTATATGTGAACATCCAAAGAATTTATCCACAATTACTATTAATCTTGAGTCTAGATTTGAAGAACTTTGTAAACTTGATTTAATGATTGATATGTTTAATAATAATCTTGCATTTTTAAAACTTGATATAGGTAATGGTGCAATAGACCCACCACTTCAAGATTTTCAAAATGCAACAGATAATAAAAAGCAGTTACTAGAAGAGCTAAGAATTAGAGGCTCAATAGACAACATACAAATGTAACGGAAATAAATAATATAAATAACCTACTCTGGTATTTCCAGAGTAGGTTTTGTGTCCGCAAATTATTTAGATTGTGTTCTACGTAATTTACGCCTCCTTGCTATGTTCCTAAATAGATTTCTTCTAAGGATTAATTTCTTTGATGTAATCATGACATCTAGTGGTCTTCTTATGTATGTGAACATAGAAGGTTTTTGATATATTGGTATTTCCGAAGATTTCTTTATATCTTTCACTTCATCCTTTATTTCATCAACTTTTTCCTTATCATTATTTATAATAGCACTTTGTATACTAAGTAATAATTCATTAAGAAGAGACCCTTTATTTGTAACTTTTAGAGCAAAGGAAGTTATCCTAGAAAATAACACACGTAAGATAGCGTTCCCTATCTTTATAGTAGCACTCCTTAAAGTAGCATTTTGCATACAAAGGTAGAAAATACCAAGAAAGCCACCAAGTTGCAATCCTGACGTTTTAAGGTGGTCCAAAACTACTTCAAAAACTGACGCTAGTATATCCATCTAAATCTCTCCTTTCCTTACTAGATTTATACCAAATTTTGTTTTTAATGAGGTTAAAATAAAAACAAGCATATATTGTAACTTGATTAAAAATAAAGTTATGGAGGTAATAATATGAAGAAAAGTTTGCTTGTTACAGCAGATATTCACTTTGAAAAGATACCAGAAGATAAAAGAGATGCCTTTAAAAGCTATTTAAAGGGGTCTATAATCGAATCTTTGCCTGATATCTTTATAATTGCAGGTGATACAGCAGATTCACGTAATTTAAGAGCAGAAAGCAATGATTTTCACCAGTTATGTGATTTTGTAGAAGAGATTAAAGATGTATGTAAAAAACAAGGTACTACATTTGTAGTTTTAAGAGGAACACCAAGTCATGATGGGGATATAATGCAAAATGTATGTTCGTTTATGAAAGAAGATATTCTCTATATAGATTCTATGTGTACACAAAATATAAAAGGACTTAACATAGGATTTATACCAGAGCTATATTATTCTAAATATGATGATTTTTTATCTGATTTACAAACTAAAATTGCATTCTCACAAGATGTAATTATATTCCATGGTATGATGGGATTTGCAATACCAGCAGTAAAACAACATGATTCACAATGGAATTTACATAGAAACTTGGTAATGAAACACAAAGATGTTGAAGATTATGCAAAATGTATAGTTATAGGAGGACATGTACATAATTTTATGAGTACATCTAAAACATATTATACAGGAAGAGCTATAAATAGTCCTGGTGAAGTGACTTATAATCGTGTATTTGGAGTGCAACTTGTAGAAGTTGACACAAATAGTAGGGAATATACATTAAAAACTATTACCAATAATATGGTAAAGGATGTTAGAAAAGTTGAGATTAATATGGTTACTGATAATATAGATGAACTTATAAAAGAATTTAAAGATAAAAATACAGAAGAATTTAGATTTGTTATATCTATAAATAGTTCAAATGAAACTATGAATAAGTATAATGAATTTATAAATACAGTTAAACCACTTTATACACAAATAAAACACATAAGTGAGGAGAAGAAAGTTTCTACTATAAAGATAGATACTAATGATATAGATGAGCTTGTATATGAGTTTTACAAAATGAAAACCAATGAAACTATATCTGAGTCACTAGCAAAAGAAATAGAACTTAAATAGGAGGTGATTACATGGATAATGAGTTATTAGGAGAACTACTTACATATATAATATCTGACCCGTCTGATGTAGTTTTTCTAAGAGGAGTTAAAGAAGGTATAAGTTATATTCAACCACAGGATATAACACCTGAAGTTCCTATACTTGATAGATTTATAGAAGACTTATTAACGTCTAAAATAGAGCTTCAACGTGAAGCAATGAGAATGTATGTTAACTATGGATTTTCTGATACTACTAAGTCTTATGTTTCTATTATAAATGGAAGTAGAGTTAATAAAGGTTATAAACTTGATTTAATAGATAGACTTAATGCAACTACTATAGTAGGATGTCTAAATCCAATAGTTGATGTACTTCAAGATGAGCTTATATCTTTGGAAGCAGGTAATCCAGGTAAATCAAGACGTCAGTATCAAGAAGATATTTTAAAATATATTCAAACATTATCAGATAGGTCAATTGTACTTCAAAGAGATAAAGGTGCTGGAAACTCTATGATAATAGACCCAATTAATGGAATACAGAATTCTGACCCTGTTATAGAACAGGCAGAACGTGAACAAGCACTACAAATAAAATCAATTCCAGCAATAGACCAACTTGTAGGTAATGGATTTAGACCAGGTACACTCTCTATGATATGTTGCTTGTCTGGTCATGGTAAATCTCTTATAATGCAAAATGTTGCAATATATGCATCTATTAATAATAAACCAGAAGATTTAGCGTTTCAAGAAGGAAGAACTCCTTGTATACTATTTGTATCGTATGAGATGAAACTTATACAGCTTTTGCAAAGACAGTTATCTTTCTTTGGTGTTGATAAGAACATAATTTATAAAATACCAAAAGAAGAACTTAAAGATAAACTTAATATGATTATGATAGAAGAAGCAAAAAGACATGGAGTTAAGCTTCCTCTTATATATGATGACCAAATAACTATAAATGAAAACTCAACTGGTAGACCGACTGCAGATGATATAAGACGTAGCATAAAACGCTATCAAATGCAAGGATATGAACCTATAATGGTAGTAGTTGATTATATTGGTCTTATGGGAGTTAAATCAAGAGTGGGACAGCAACTTGGTACAACAGGTGGAGATATATCACAAGCTTTATCTTTAAAAGCAATAGAACTTCGTCAAGTAGCAATAGAGTATAAAATACCTATACTTACAGCACAGCAACTTGACACTGAAGCTTCAATGATGTTTGGACAAATGCAGGCATATACAAAACTTATAGACCCAATTGTAGCTATGGGTGATAATATGCTTAGAGGTTCTAAACAGGTTAAAGATAATTTGGAAATACTTATGTATGGAGATGTATTTAAGATACAAAGACCAATAGACCCAGAGTCTCCAGATAGACATATAAGATACGACACTTATGTATCACTTGATATTAAAAAGGATAGAGATGAAGTTGCAAGGTATAAACTATCTGAACGTGATATAGAAACAGCAGATAGCTATAGACGTATTACAGAAAAGATACGCAATGATGCACAAACACGGCGTTTCTTTAGAGAACCAGAAGTTGCAACTTGTGTTATACCACTAATAGAAGGTACTATGAAACTTCATCCAGATGACTATGGTAGAAGTATACGTACATATTACTGTAATTCTATGGGAACACAGATAGATTTGAATGCACTTAAAGATACAAATGAAATAGATTTGGAATTTGAAAATGCAGAAAATGACTTTGAAAATGAAGATTTTGAATAGTCTTCTATTTCATAATACTTACATATAATATATTGAAAATCAAGTTAGCCAGACTTGATGTTTTAGCTAAAATATAATAAATAAACAGGAGGTAGTAAAAATGGCTGAAAAAGATATTGGAACAGGCAGAATGGTAAAGGAAGTTGACAGTTACTTAAAGAGTGTAAGTTCTACAAATTGGGACTACAAAAAGGAAGATTTAGGATTTAGAACTAGATTTTTACTTACATACTTTAAACCTGTTAATGGTGAGAGTCTACTTGAATATTATAATAAGATACTTAAAGGTATTAATGACAGAAGATTTTTAGAATCTTTTGCAACTACTGATTTCTTAGAAATGACTCAAGAAGACCAAAATGTAATTATTGATATGGCAGTACAATTTATAAACTATGCTGACAGAGGAAACTTAATTGAACTTGTAAATCATACAGTAAATTCAGACTTTGTTGGAACAGTTTGTGAACTAGGTGCAGGTAGAACAACTGAAGAACCTAGTAAGTTTAAACATCTAGAAGACTATATAGGAGAGCTGGATGCAGATGATATTCCAGTTTTACTAGAAAGAATTAAAGATGTAGGTGTTATGGCTGATGAAGTTAATGACTTAGCATCAGGTCTTCAAGTAGGAGCACCACTTTTAATTGCTGAAATGAGAAATGCTAACTTTTCAGCTGAACTTGAAAATATGGTATTTGACATGATAAGTTCAGTTGATTTATTACAAACTCTTATTTTGGTAATCAAGAAACTTAAATATGTTTCTAAAAGAGGTGGTGGAAGAGTAATACAAGGTGGATATAACCCATCTAAATCTTCTTACATTGGTGATATAGGTGACAGAGTAGATGACTCAAGAAATTCATTATCTAGAGAAGAAATAGAAGATAAGCTTGATAACATTTATGGATATCTAGAAGATGTAGTTACAAGACCAGTAGCTGATATATTTAAAGATTTAGTTGAAGGAAGTAAAAACTATAATCAAGTAGGTTCAGATATCATAGCTATATTATCTGGAAGACCTCACGATGTAAGTGATAAACTTGCATATATTAAAGCAAGAGTGTTTGAAGGACTGAATCAAAAAGTAGAAGCTTTAGGAGTATCTATTAATACTGATACTAGTATTTTAACACAAGCATTCTATTATTTATCTGCACTTGCTGGTTCTACTAACCCAGTAGTAGATGTTATGAATGTATTAGGAACATCAACAAGACATGATATAGTTGAACCAAGAGACTTTGAAATAGGTTCTCTAATGCAATATACTTACTTAACAAATGATACAACTCCACTTACAATATATGCAACTATGATGAAAGACTATAAATTAGGTCAATTAATTCAAGTTCTATATTCAAAAGACAAACGTGGAGATTACTTAATGAGCATTGAACATATGGAAGAACTTATTAAAGAAAAACAACCAAGATTTAATGGAGCATTCCAATTAACAGACATAAGAACAGCTCTTAATGTGTTCTCAGGTGGTGTTAATAAAGGATATGGATTATCACAAGATGATTTACAAGAATTTGCAGAACTAATTTTAGCTGCAGTTAATGATTAAGAAAAGGAGGATTAATGTTATGGCTTTAGGTGATGCCTTTAGAGTTATTAAAAGTAATTCAGTAACTAAACCAAAAACTTATGCTGATATTAGCAGAGAAAAGAAACGTAAAGGAACTACAAGTTACACAGGTAGTTATGTACCTGGAATGAACTTTATGAATACTCCTACAACAGTTGCTTGTAGGGGTACATTTAGTAAACCAGGTGATGATTATGTGCCAGTACTAACAAAAGCTCTTAAAACTAAAAAAGAGCTTGAAGAAATTGAAAGAATAGAATTAGAAAAAAGAGGAGGAAATAAAATGGAAAGAAGTTTGGCTGGAATATTAAATATGAAAAGAGGAAGAAGTTCTGTAGAAAAATATGGAATTGGTGTTGAAGGTAAGTCTACTAAGAAAGAAGGTGGACTTAAAGCTTTATTAGTAGATATTAAAGCTAATAAAGCATCTAGAAGTGGTTCTAGTGATAGAAGATATAATACAGATAGAAGTGATGTAGTAATTGATAATGGAATGTTTGCACTTACAGCAGATGGTAAGTATATTGAAAAACAAGATGAAATTACAAACTCATCTATGAATGTATTATCACTTATTCCTGATATACCTGAACAAATTGCAAACTCTGGTATAGAAGTAAACTGGGGTTATATGGTTTTATTAGAACTTGGAAATAATAAAGATTTCCAAGAAATTGCAACTGATGAAATCAAAAGAGGATTGAAAGAACTTGCAAAAGCAGTATCAGATAGAGATACAGATAGAATCAAAGAAATATTCACAATGCTTGCAGAAATATTAGGTCCTTATAGAAGTGTAATTCCTAACTCAGCTGTTGTAACATTTGCAGTTATAGGAAAATATACTAAAGACTTAGGAGCACCAAATATAAGAGGAGATGTACAAGAATTACCAGCTGAAGTAGTAGCAGCTATTGGAAACTTCAGAATCTATGTACATGAAACTTGCTTAAATAAAGCAAATAATACAAACATCTCTTCTAGATTACCAGATTACTTGATAGAAGATTTAAGAGACTTGCTAGATGTATTCTCTACTGGAAACGTAGATGACATCTTAAGAGCTATTGAAGAAACTAAGAAATCAGCAAACATGTATTCACAACAAAATAAAAACATGTTTAATAATGCTGGAATGTTATCTCAAAACTTGAAATTACTTCAAGATACTATTACACAATATACTAAATCTAAAAGAGGTAAAGATAGATTTGGTATAAATAAAACTGGTTCTTCTGAAAAATTTGGTATTAGCAATAGATATGGTATTATAAGTGATAGATTTACTGGTAAAAGTGTAAATAGAGACGAAGGACTAGGACTTTCTAATACTTATAAAAGAGATGATGACGATGATAGATACAATGGAGAAGCATCACTTAGTATATTAAGAAGAAAAAATGGTTCTATTATAGACACAGATAGTGACTTTGAAAGAAGTAGAAAGGATGCAGAAAGAATGAATCCTTATGTGACTGGAAAAACTGGAATAGCTGATGGTGGACTTTATAAAACTTTAGGTAATAAAGATAGAGACAGAGACTCAAGAGATGAAGCAGATAGAGACCCATATGCAATGGCTAGAAGTTTAAAAGAATCTTGTGGAATGATATAAGTTTAAGAGTTGTGGAAGATTCGTAAGTAATAAATCTGTAAATCAGTAGAGGCGTAAGATAACATTCTACACAAATGAATAAACCTGTATAGTACTTAAATCAAATAAGTATCAAATCAAAAACTGATTAACAAACTATAATCAAATTCTAAAGTGGTACAAAACTTATGAGGAATGGTAGACGAGGAGTCAGTTCTGTGTGGAATGTAATCTTGAAATAAGATAAAGAAGGAGGACTAATATGTATTTTGATATTAGAGAAACAGTTGAAAAAAGAAATACTTTATACAGAGTATTTAAATCAAATAATATATTTATAAGTGATTTCTATCCTTATATAAATAATAAAAATTACCCAACTATTCCTGTATCTGATATGAGTAAGAGACAAGTGTTTCCAATCTTTAAATCAGTAGGAGCATTGGGGAGAGTAAAATATGAATTATCTGAACCTGTTAAGTTCACAGGTTATTGTGTTGAATCAGAACTTGATTATAGTTTTAAATATAACTTTGAAAGATACAAAGAAGAATTTGAATATTATACAGATATCCTAAAAAGAGACGGATATGTAGTTTATTCAAGACCTGTAGAGGAATTATTTACATCATTTACTGATGTTCAAAGAGTATGTAGAGTAGGTGGAATGGTATCAGTAGAACTATCTGAACTATATCCGTCTACAACTGTACCAGTAGTTAAAACACATGAAGTGTATGGAGACATTATGCCTCCAATTGAAAGCTATACTGTAAATTTAACAAGTCAAGTAGATTATGTTTCATTTACATTAAATACACTTCTTATGTTACATAACAAGCTTTATATTGCAAGAGGGTTCTCAGAAAATAATGAACCTATCTGGAAATATGACCCTATGGTTTTAACTCAACCTAACTTAAGAGCTAGAGTAAAAGCTATTACAAAAATAGTAATAAAAACATTGGGTAATTATAACTTAGAAGCAAGTTATGTTGAAGACTTACTAAATGGAAGAGCAAAAGAGGAAATATTTAGAAAGTACTTCAGTGAAATGAACTACAGATTTGGAATGAATGAATCAGAAGCAGCTCATTCACTTGTGTATTATGACACAGTAGAACCAGAATATAAAGAAAGCTTCAAAAATAAATTCAATATCACAACTCAGCAATTAAAAGGAAGAATTCTATATATAATTCCTGAAATAAATGATGAGAGAATTGAAGAAAGTATAAGTTTAAGTGGATTATTATAAGAGGAGGAAAAATAAAATGGCAATAACTAAACTATCAGCTGACTACGTAGCATTATCATTAGAACCTTTAATAAGAGCAGAAGTGTTTTCACAACTAAGACTTGAAAGATTAATAGAGTCTGTTGTAGGAGCACAAGCTTCTATTGGTCAAAAAAGAATAGTATCAGTTGACCAAAATGATAAAGATGCAGTTATTAAACTTGCATATAACTATGATGGTATCTTAGGTAATGCATGTGAATACTTATGTTATTTAAGATTACTAGGACTTGTAAAGAGTGGTGAACTTAATCCTGAAGATTTAGATTTATTTGCAGGCACTTTCCTTGTAAATGATTCACCATTTGTAATAAGACAAGAATTTGGAACAGAATTTCCAAATGATAATGATTTTCAAAGATGGTTAAAAGATAACTATCCAGAAAAAGAACATAAACCTTGGCTTTATGTTTCTGAATACATATTCTCTACACCAACATTAAGAGAAGATGCAAACAAAATTCAACAAATACTTTCAAAGTATTTCGTAGCAAGTGATGTACATGTTATGCAAGAACCTAAAAACTTTGCAATAAGATATGTACAAAATGGTGGAAGAACTGAAAGAAGACTTATGCTTATAGATATGGACAGTTGTGTTCCTATGTTTGAGGATGAAAAAGGAGATTTAATAGCTCCAGTTTGTCCTGTATGTGGTGGTGCAATGGTTTATGTACCAAATGTTATGAAACCTGGTCAAAATATAGAAGTACTTCAAAACCAATCTGGAGTATATACTTGTTTAAGACCAAGTTGTGTAAATGACATTCGTGGTATTATAGAAGATAATGGATATGCAGCAGATAACTATGATATTAGAGATAATAATGTATTTAGAAGATATGTTGAAGAAGATTGTAGTTTTGAGCTTATGTATGATATAGCTGCTTTATGTTATATATATGCACCTATAAGAACATGTTATACAGTTGCTGAATATAAAAAGGCAGTAATAGAAGAATTAGGAGAAGATATAGTTGATGTTTGGGGAGACAAAATATACTCAGCGTTTAGAAACTATCAAAATATCCTAATGGGTCAATACTTAGCAGCTAATTCAGGAGCAATACTTGACAGAAGTAAAGAACTTATAAATGACAGAACTTCTGTAGATTTTGTAGATTATGCAAATAACATAGCTGAATATATACCAAGAAAGATAAATAATGACCCAATTGCTATGAAACTTATAGCAACATTATACATACTTGCACTTTGTGGTGATGATTTTATAACATGTGCACAGATGTATAATGCTCGTTCAGCAAGAGAACTTGTTGAAGTAGGTCAAGATATACTTATGGCATCAGACATTGATAACATATCTGATTTATATAAATGGCTTTATGTTGTAGTATAATAAATTTAACACCTGGGAGAAATCCTGGGTGTTATTTTTTTAACGTAAATATATTAAGGAGGAATTATAATGAACTTAGAATGGAAAAGAAGAGAAATACCAAATGGATATGCTTATAGTATAGCCAAATTACCTAATGGTGGATTTATTGAAATATTTCATGATTCAAATGTAAATAAGGTATCAGTTGAAACTAGTTTTGGTGTATATAGTAAAGGAACAGCAAAAGGAATACCTCACTTACTAGAACACTGTATATTTAGTAATGTAATAGATGGTAAACCTATGTTTGAAGCAAGACCTAAACTTACTGATTTAGGAATTGATTTAAATGCCTATACTGAAATAGATGGGATAATTCTACAAGCAACATCTGCACATATTTTTGATAGTAACTTATATAAAGATGATGAAGAATATCAAGAATTTGCAAAAACAAGAAATTTAAAAGCTTATATGACAAGTATTGGAGAAATACATAGAAATCTTATTACAACTAAAATACCTAGAGATTACTTTGATAAAGAAAAAGAAATAGTATTATCTGAAATAGATACAAACTTTTCTGCAGATGCTTTAGATATAATGAAGATACAAATTCCAAATCTTGTATATGGTGGAGATTATTCAGCTATAGGAACTGCTGATAATATAAGAAATGTTCCATTTGAATATATAGAATGTATGAGATGTATGACATTTAGAGAAGAAATGATGACTAACATAAGAATAGAAGCTCCATATGAGCTAGATTATAAAGATATAGAAATCTATGTAAACTACATATTTGCAGCACTTAAAGTAAATGCAGAATATATGAAAAATTATGATATATATGAAGGAGTAAGAAAAGAAGATTTAACTACACCTGATACCATATTAGATAGTTGTGTCAGTTTATATCTAAATAAAGATACAGATACATATGTTCCAGACCAGTATAGTTATCAAGTACTTTCTGTAGGAAGTCCTATAATGGAAAAGACTCTTGTATATGATTTAAAAATGATTGAAAACCAAAAGAAACTAACATACGGAATAGTTACTCTACCAACTATACCACTTTTACATGATTTAAGAAGATTTGATACTATACTTGCTATAAATATGTTTATTGATTTATTTATAGAATTCTACAGAGAAAAATACCCTTATATGTACAGATTTGATTTCTATGAAAGAATACCTTTTGTAATAGATAAAAAAATATTCTTAACATCTAGTGTAACTGCTATATTTGCAGAAACTGTGACAACTGAAGAACTTGAAAGAACTTACGAAGAATTTAAAAATGAATACTTTATAGAAAAGTTTGATGACACATTTAAATCAAATATAACTAGAGTTAAAAATTCTTGGTTCTCATTTTTAAATGGAAGTAAGAACTTTATGAAAGAATCAAATGGTTCTATTGTACTTGATATATTGAAATCTTTACCACCTACTAGATATTTAACTGTTGATGATAGATATATGTTATTAGATATGGCAGTTGGTACTAAAGAAGGAAAAGCACTACCTAATGTATTGAGTAGTTATTTATATCATCGTGATGATTTTATAAAAGCTAGCATATTAGAACTTATAAATAATGCAAGATTTACTATTATTAAAGTATCAGGAAATGAAGGAGTTGATGAATAATGAAAAGTGATACTAAAAATTTTAGATTTTATGGTGATTTTAATATAGGTCCTTATAATTATAATGTAGCTAACTTACCTATGGCTGGAACATATCTTGAAGTTATTAGGTCAAAAGAGATAAAATATCCAAGTGTAGGAATATCTTTTAATTTATATAGTCATAAGACTGCACAAGGTATAGGTCATTTTATAAAACGTTTAATATGGGATATACTTGCAGAGTCAGATAAATATAAAGAGTTCAAAAGACTTGATATATCGTCTGCTTATGCAATTGAAGTTGATGATGACTTAAGACATGTGAACTTTAAGTTTGCTAATATGCAATATATGCCAGATAAAGAGTATAAAAGAGATAACATTCTTAAAGAAATGATAGAAAGAAAAAAGATGGCATTTAAAGATGTTAGTGAATGGTGTTTATCTAGAATTAAAAGATGTGTAGATTACAAGATAACACAAGAGTTTCTTGATATAAAAAAGAAAGAATTTAAAGATTATAATAACATAGAAAAGAGAGCAGTAAATATAACACATCCACTTATATCAGTTACTGCAAATGACGGAGTTCCTTTATCTAACTGTGCATTAAATGCTGAGCTTGATAAACTAACTGTTGACGATGTAAATGACATACTTAATAATGTATTTTCTTTCTTTAATCTTAACTCTATAAACTTTGAATTACCTACCAATGTTACACTATATGAAGTTGATGAGTTTGTAGCCACTCTTATAACAGATGTTTTAAATCAAAGTAAAAAGACATCTCATTATGCTCAAGAGATAGAAAAAGTTGAACCTAAATATGAAGATGTGGTTGAAATTAAAAGACTTGCAGAAAAACTATTATATTTTACTGGTGAAGAAGATAAGATCTCTATAGATGATAATCTTAAAATAACTAGACTTCCATTTAACTACTATGGAAAAGAAAATCCATCAAAACACATATTAGTTCGTACATGTCCTGTTATTATAGATGGATATTATCTATATGACACAAATAAATTTAATGGAATGTATGCTTATCTTGGTTCTATAATAGCTGGTATTGTGTTTAATAATTACATATATGCTAAGCAAATTGATAATGCTATAAATATACATTCAAATGATAGAACATCAGACAGTGTTGTAAATGTTTCTGAAAGAGGTATTGCTATTACAAGAAATAACTTACTTAATATCAAAAATGATACAGATATTGATAAGATACTTTCTGGATTTAAAGAATATGCAAGAGAACATTATGAATATAGTCTTGATTTCTATTTGAAAAGTTTAAAAGAAGAACTATTACTTCTATTTACAGGTGGTGTTTCATATAAATATCCAGCATTCTTTAGACACAATGATTTAATGATGTTATGGAACTTAAACAGAACTATGAGAGCAGAAAAAAGAGCAGAAGACATAGACTTAGTGTTTGGTAATAGAGAAGAGTATTTATTTAGTCCATTTGTAAATAGTTTATTCTCAGAAGATTCAGTTAAGATAATAAAACGTTTTGTAATACTTGCTATTAATAACTTAGAGTTTATAGAAATAAATAATAACATGTAATAAATAGGAGTAATCCCGATACTGGAGAAATCTGGTGTCGGGACATATTTCTTTTTTCTTCGGTTACTCTTCTTTAAATGCGAAAAAAAAAATAACGCGTGTGCGTTTACTTTTCTTTTAGAATAATAGAAACATTGTAACTGTGAATGTTACAACAAATGCTCCCATGAAAGCCATGCAAAAAGTGTTTTGCTTTCTAATTTGGTTTCTCAATTCTTTAATATTTCTTCTTGTTTCTAACATTTCTTTTTCCATTAATTCAATCTCTCTGTTATAAACCATTTTATTCATCCCCTTCTCTTTCCATAATGATTAAAACACAACTTCTAACTCTATTGTGTCCATTATCAAATGATGTAGAATATTGAGTATCCTTTAAAGTATACCCGTCTCTCATTGCCTTTGATACAGCATCTGCCATTAAATCAGTTATGTTCCCTGTAGTTGATGTTAATTCGATAAATCTAAATGTTTTCATAATAAACCTCCATATAATTTTATTTAATCTATTTATACTTACATATAAAAGATTATTACACTTTATTATATATATTCATTAAAACAGTTAGAAATACCCCTTTTCCAGACAATTCTCCTGTTTTAAAACACTACTAAAGGAGGTTAAATTCAAATGGCCTATAATAATAAAGGTATAGATTCTAACGATATTCTTAAACAGAAAGCAACTTCGATGGAAGCACTATCTTCTGCAAAGAAGTCATCAGAATCTACACGTAAGATGTTTGGAGGATTCTCTTCTAAAGTATCGGGAGATTCTAAAGCACGTAATAACAAGACAGCTATAATGAAAGAGCAAGAAGTTCAATATCAAACACTTGCACGTGCTGATAGAGGAACAGACTCTCTTGACCCATACTCATTTCAAGCACCAGCTAAACTTCGTGCTACTGAAAAACTAGCTTTAAGAGAGCAAGGATATACAAACTCACTTCTTACACAAATAATAAAGAACCAAACTAATACTGCTAATTTACAAGCAGAAATTCAGTATAGAGATTCAGTATTAAACTTATTAAAAGAGATAAGAGATAATACTAAAAAGGAAGAAAAGAAACCTACTAACCTAGGACCAACTAAAGGATACGAAACCAAAGTTCGTCAAACTTCTGACCTTGCACAAGTTATACTTGGTGGTAATCCAAAAGAGATGATTAAGCAACTTATTAAAGGAACTGATTTAGGTTCTATGGGATTTGAAGGCTATGATATGCTTAAAGATTCCTTAGAAATGATGAAAGAACCTGGAATGCTTAAGCAAATGATGAAGGGTAAGATAATGGAAGCAATTATAGGAAAGCTTCCTAAAGATATTGCATCACATGCAAACAGAATGAGAGAAGATATGGCTACTTATGTACAAGACATGATTAACCAATTTGCTTTCTCTAAAAATTCTACCCTTCGTTCTATGGCAAGAGGACATTATAAGTCTGTAAGACAGGATAGTTCTTCTGTTAGTAAAACAGATATGTCGAAAGAAGCTTTGTTTGATAATAAGTTCTATGCAACTGTAACTATGGAAATACCGTCTATACTATATTCTATTCGTGATGGTATTAATAAGTTTGTAGGAGAACGTTATGATTATGATAAACAAGAATGGACTACACTACAAGCACAAATAAAAGATATGGCTGAATCATCTCAGTCTATGACTACAGGTGTTGACCAATTAACTAAATATCTATCAAACATAGCAGAAAAAGCAGTGTCTAATACAGGTGGTATAACTAACTCATATATGGGACAGTTATTCCAAACTGATAAATATGGTTCATACTCAAAAGATAAAAATGGAAAGTTTAAATTCCAAAATGATATGCTTATAAGACAGATTATAACAGCAATGGTTAAAAAGGGTATTGATACGAATGCTTTGCAAGATGCTGACCCATATTCTATTATAAATCACTTTGGAATTAAAAGTTTCGTTCCTAAAGAATATCATGATATACTTCCTAATATAATACTTGGTATGTCTGATGTATTCAAAAATCTTTCTTATGATGAACGTAAAGAATTTGATGAAAGACGTGAAGGGGTTGCAAACTCTGTTGACAGAAACTATCTTAATAACCTAAATAAGATATCAGGATATTCTCCTCAATATATAGATGCAATATATAAGCACCAAAAAGGACTTATGAGTTCACAAGAATTCCAAAGAGCAACAGGGATGTCTATATTTAGAGCAGCTGCTTTTTCTGGATATTCTCAAAATAAAGGTCCATATAAAACAGGACACAGAGTTGCTATAAACAAAGGTAAAACTACAAGAGTTAAATCAGTACAAGATGTAAATGATATACTATCTTCACCAGTTCCGTCAATAGAAGCACTTGCTAATATACCAACTAATGTATGGAAAGATTTATCAGAAGATACTCGTGCAACAGTAAACTCACTTATTGGAAAGTCTACATTTGGTATGACTTCATCACGTATGGTAGATACACTTCTTACTAATGATATTTCATCTAGTATGAAGAATATGACTGCAGAACAGCGTGATAAAGCTTTAAAACAACAAAGACTTGAAAATATAAAGATTATGATAAATAATGGTGGTCTTACCGACAAAGGTCTTAGAAATAGATACTATAATAATGAACTTACAGATGAAGATAATGAAAAGCTTGATAAAGAACTTAACAAATATTTCAAAGCAAATGCAATATATACAAAAATGCATAGTGCTAATATGACAGCTGCCTCTATGGCACACTATGTTGGTATGGGTGCAAAAGCATCAGATTATGAAAGATTAGGTTTTATATCTGACCCAGCTCAACTTGTTCCTTTTATAAATGACAAGGGAGAACTTCAAATAAATCAACTTAAAGCTAAATACTCTAGATATAACGAAGCTATGATGCAAGGTATAGAAAGAGAAGACAGACGTGTAAGAATGGGTGATGATTTTGAAATATCTACTCCTATTACAAGTATTAACAGAATGCTTACAAATGTATTCCAAGATGCTAAAGTTACACGTAATATGGGTATAATAGGTGGTGCAGGTGCAGGATATGCAATAGGTAAATTACTTGAGCAAAAAGGCATAGTTCAATCACCTTGGCTTGGTAAAATGATGGCAACAGTTGGTGCTGTTGCAATGAGTTTTGCTAAGAATAGAGAAAAGATTGAAAACATACTAGGTCCTGCAGGTGAATTTAAAAATGAATATGGAATCACAAATAGACAGATATTTATGGCAAAGTTTATAAATAAATGGCTTCCTTCGATTGGTCTTGGAGGTAAAGTTGGTTCTATGACTATGAAAGCATTTCAAGCAATGGGACCACTAGGAACACTTATATCACCATTTGCTGGACTTATGACTGGTCTTCTTGCAGGCTCTATTGCTCCAACACTTATGAGATTTGCACAAAAAAGACTCTTTGATAATAATGATGAGAGTAAAAAGGGTATATTTAAAAGACTAGGTAGATTTCTTATGAAGTTTGATTTCATAAAGAAGTACTTCAATATAAGAGATAGACGTACAGATGCTCAAATAGAAAATGATATTACAAGAGATATGATACGTAACTTAGAAAGAGATAGTGAAAATCTTGCTAAAAGACTTGAAGACCCTGATATTACTGAAGATGAAAGAGTAGAGATTCAAAAAAGAATAGTTGAAAATACAAAAAGAATAGAAGAACTTAGAGATTTTGCAAGAGATTTACAAGAAATAGAAGAAGACCATAGAGCAACAAGAGAAGAAAAAGATGCAGCTAAGAAAAGAAGAAAAGACATGCTTGAGGGTAAAAATAAAGAAGCTTACCATTTAAGAGAAGAATCTGAAAGAAGTAAACGTGATTTATCTCAACGTAATATAGCTATGCATGATATGAAGTTTATAACCAAAGGTGATATGTATAAGCAAACAAGAGATAAAACTATGGCAAGAATGAAAGTAGATGCTTTAAATGCACAAATTGAAAGAAATAAAGATTTTAAAGAAGGTTTGAGTAACTATCTAAATGGTAACATTGAAGATATAAGAGACCCTGAATTACTTGCTATGTTTAATAGATTCTCAAAAGGTGGACATAACCTTAATGATGCAAAAATACAAGAACTTATGAGAAGATATTATGCAGATAGAACTTATATGCAAGAGCTTAAAGATATAGAAGATATGGATTTATTTATACAAAATGAAATAATAGACCCTAAAACAGGTAAACCTTTATCTGGAAAAGATGTAATATATAAATTTGGTAAACCATACTTAGAAGCAGCACTTTCAAAACATAATTATGAACGTGCAATAAGAAATGGTAAAGTCTTGTTACCATCTGAAATAATAAGAAGTTCTGATATGACTGCATTTAATAATATAATGCAAAATGGAGACTTGAGTCCAGAAGAAAAAGAAAAAGCAGTAAAGAAATGGTTTGACGAACTTGACGAAGATAAACGTAAAGGTCTTACAGATGCACTTAATCTTCGTACAGATGTTGCAAAAGGACTTGAAAACTTGTCTAAAACATATATAAGATACTTATCTTACATGAATCCTCAAATGCCTTTAGATGCAGTTACTCGTAAAGCTATGTATGATATACAAGAAACAGTTGTACTTAATGACTTTAAAGCTGATTTGGGTAATATTAAAGGTATTGCAGGAGATGCTTGGGATAGAATTATATATGAAAAGCTTCAATCAGGATATATAGTAAATGACTCAAGGTCTCGTGGAGAATCAGAACAGCTTATATCAACACTTATGAATATGCGTAAAGCAGAAGTAGGTGGAGGTTCTGGTAATGGAGACAAATCTACAACACAAGATACACAAGCATCTTGGCGTATGAGTGATTTTAAAGACCTTACATTTGCAAACGGAAAGAAAGTGTCTGTTGCAGGTTGTGCACTTGGTGCATTTAATGCAGCTATTACAAGACATGGATATCCACCTATATCTGGACAGGCAATGCTTGATGTTGCTAATGAGTATTTAACAGATGATGGTGTAAATATGGAATTCTTTAAAGCTATGGCTGTAAAGATAGGATGGGAAGTTACTCAGTATAAAGGAAGTGAAAATATATTTACTCCTCAAAACTTCAAATCTATAGCTAGTGGACCTAAATCGTCTGTAATACTTCAACTTCAAAATATAGATAATGATGGCTCACACTATGTAACTTTGCTTCAATATGGAAATAAGAAATGTCAAATATGTGACCCACAAGCACAGGTTTATAAAACAGAAATACTAACAGGTGACATACTTGCAAGACTTATATCTGTAACTGTACTTACTCACCCAGGAGATTCTAGTTTAAAAGCAGATTCTGATATGAGTAAAGTAGAGAAGTTTAAAAAGAACTTTAAAGAAAGAGCTCGTGATGCTGTTAAATCTACACTTAAATCAAACGGTATAGGAATGTCAGTATACGGACTTTATAAACTAGGTAAATATATAGGAAATAAAGGTTCATCAACTGGACTTGTACCAACTGGTGCAACTAATGCAGACGGAACACCTGCTGTTTCAGATGAATCAAATGAAACACAAGACCCAATAGTATCAAAATTACAAGAAATACTTGATAAAATAAATGATTTTGTGAACGTTCGTATTATAGGTGACGATACGATTGCACTTACAAATACAGATTTAGAATCATCAAGAACCGCATTACAAATGAGTTATCAAGATGCAAAAACACCTAAAGATAAAAACAGACTTCATCATATAAGACAAATGTTTAGCAAACCATCATTCCAAAGAGACCAAATCAAAAAAGAAAGGGTTGAAGATGCAATACTAAATGGTGCTTTAGGTGGAACGGGAACTGCTCAAACTACACAAGGAGTTACATCTCAAGTAGAAGCTGCTAAAAAGACTGGTGGAGGAGTAGTTGATACTATTAAAAATGGACTTAGTATGCTTGGTATCACATCTTTACTTACTAAAGGAAAGGCACTTATGTCTAAACTTTGGGGTGGTGTTAAAAATGTTGCTAGTAAAACATGGGGACTTGTAACTAATGGACTTAGCAAAGTTAATGCATTTGCACAAACAGGTCTTGGAGCTACACTAACATGGACTGGACTTGCATTTTTACAAAGATATCTTGCTAATAAAGCAACAGAAATGACTGGTAGAAAAGAAGAAGAGTTCTATGCTATGGGTGAAGGTAATGATAACGGCGATGGTTCTATGTTTGATAAGAATGGTAAGTATTTAGACCCTGCTAAAAAAGCAGAGCGTGATAAAGCTTTTATGAGTAAAATGACATCATATGTTGATACACCTGAGTGGTATGAGTTTGTAAAAGCACATCAAGGTGACAGTGAGTACTCTTATAGAATGGCTAAGATGGAATTTATAAATAGTGAAAAACTTAATAAATATCCACTTAAAGTAAGAGAAAGCTTTAGTAAACCAGATAAGAAAGAAAGAGACCTTAAATACTTACTTGATAGACAACAAGCACTTAAAGGTGAAAAAGGTGGTCCTAGTGATATAAAACCTATAAACTTTGGTAGACTTCGTGCAAATAAAGTGGCTAAATTTAAATATGGAAGTTATCCTGCTATAAATGGAGCACTTGGACTTGTACAAAATGCAGCAGCTGCAGCTTTTGGAGGCAATAACTTTGGTCTTACTATGGGTGTAGGAACTGGTTTGCAAGGAGATTTCTCTAAAATAACTAACGGTAACAACGATACTATTGCTATTATATCAAAAGTTGCTCAAATAACTGGTGTTGATGAAAACCTTATGATGGCTATAGCTGGTAAGGAATCTGGATTTGATGCAAATGCTGGTGCAAGAACTTCATCTGCAAAAGGATTATTCCAATTTACATCGGCAACATGGAAAGATGTTACTAACAAACATGCATCTAAAATAGGATTAACACCACAAGATATGCAACGTGGAATGGGAACAGGACAAGACCCTAGATTTAACCCGTATATGAATGCTTTCATGGGAGCATTTCATATTGCAGATGAATATAAAATTGCACGTCAACATGCAGGTCGTGACCCACTTCCTGAAGAAGTTTATATGGTACATGCATTTGGATTTACTGGAGCAAGAAAGTACATTCAGGCTTCTAAAGATGCAATAGGTATACAACTTGAAACATCAAAATCTGTAATAGATGCTAATCCTTATTTCTTCTATGAAGGTGGTAAGAAACGTATAAGACCATTTACAGTATCAGAAATGTATACTTGGTTTAAAAATGGACTTATATCAGGACTTGATGTTAGAAATAAGAAAAGTGGTACTGCTATAAACTATGCTGGTGCATTTGGTCTTTCAACATCTGGAGACAGCATATATAAACCAGATAAGATAGATTCTACTGTTAAATATGGTGAGTCTATTGGTAAAACATATGCTGGTATTATGAATAATATGCCTATTAAAGGAAGTAAAAATGATGTGGTAGTTACATCTGCATTTGGTCCTCGTAATGTAAAAGGAGGTTCAAATCCACACAGAGGTATAGATATACGTGCATATAAAGGAACACCTATATTTGCAACACATAGTGGTAAGATAACATCAAATACATCTAACTTTGGTATAGTACAAATAACTGATGATAAAGGTATATCTACAAGATATCTACATTTATCTAGAAGAACTCCTCTTAAAATAGGGGAATTTGTAAAAGCTGGTCAACAAATAGGAGAAGCAGGTGGAGTAGGACCTAATGGTAGAGTTGATGCTTATGGTTCTCACTTACACTACGAAGTTATAGATGCAAATGGTAACAAGATAGACCCATTTAAAGTACTTGATTTATCTTATAATAACTTAAAGATGACAGAAGCTGAAAACATTGCATATGCACAAAGAAATGGACTTAAAGGTGCAACTTCTAATATGTCCAAATCTCGTGGTGAAGAAAAAGGAGATGGACCAGTAAATCAAGATAATCGTCCAGTACAAATAGTAAATACTTCTGATAATGATAAAACTATAGGAGTTTTAATTAAAGTTATGTCGTCACTATTTAGTGGACTTATGAAGCAACAAGCTAAAACTACTGAAGTACTTACACAAATACTAACATTTATGCAAAGTGAAAGTAGAGACAATTTTCTGATAAATAATGCAAGAAGTATTGCAAAATCTAAATATTAAGGAGGTTTATTGTGGGACTTTTTACAAATATAGTAGAAGCTGTTGATAGAAGAATAAGAGGTTCTGCAAAATCAACTGTTGGAGAAGTAAAAGACCGTATCTTTAGAGGTACTGCAGGACGTGGAGGTTTTTATAATGCAGGTGGTAAGCTTGGAAGTATAGTACAAAGTGATTTTGACGCAAGAGCAATGTCGTCACCATTTGCAAAAACTGACTTTGCTCAACTTGGTACATTTAAGTTAAGCTCACCCAGTGTTAAAAATGAACAGAATCCATCTGCAAAGTATTATGTAAGACTTGATTATAAAAATCATATAGAGGGTATGCCACCTATGGCAGATAATATAGTTGACCCACCACCATTTATGCAAGAAGCTATGTTTAGGTCTCAAGCTACATCGTTTGAGAGTGGTTTAGTGGGTAAGAAGTATGCAAAACTTGTAATGGAAAGAGGGAGTTATCTCTCTCTTACTCCATTAAAGCTAGACCCGTCACCATTTAAAACTATGATACTTGGTGGAAGTAAAGGTAACTTGCTTGGTAAACTCAAAGATAGTCTTTGGGGTTCTGTTAATATTCCTAGTTATGGATTTGATGCAGATATAGCAACAGAAGCATATTGGAGAGATGTATGTGTACATGCAAGAGCATCCCTTATGCTTTTAGGACTTGGTACATATACAACTAAAGATATGGAAATATTCTTGCCTAAACACATATGTGATAAACTAGGAGATAGATTCTCTGCTATGAAAGGTGAAATTATAGGTACTGAATGGGAAGAAGGGTGGCTTTCTAAAGCTGTTAAATTTCCAGGTAAAGTCATTAAGAATACTGCTAGTATGATTGGTGGATTAAGTAGAAGTGGGTTTGAAGCAGCTGATGATTTTTTAAGTGGAGGTAAAGCTGACCCATATAAATTTGCTAAAACTAAACCTGGTCAAGGTAAAGCTATAGCTGACCAGCTTATGAATAAAGCTAAGGGTGATTTGGCTAATGCAAACAAAAAGGCAAAAGAAAAAGCACTGACAGGAACATATCAAGTAAAGAGTAATGAAATACTTGCTGTTGATGACTCTATACTTGGTGATAATAAGTTCTGGGACCAAAATACTAAAAAAGCTCTTAAAAAAGCAAATCCTTATCCTTTATCTAAATTTGGTAAAAAAGCAAATGAACTTGCTAAGAAAGCAGGAGGACTGCAAAACAAGTTTAATCAACTTAAAAAAGGATATGCAGATGTAGTAGACACGGCAACTAAGAAAGCTAAAGAACTTGATAAATGGGTTGACAGTTCTATTAAGAATGCAAAAGAAGGATTGCGTGCCTTTATGGGAACACATGGAGGAGATGTAGGTCTTGCTCTTTATGATAGAATGGTTGGAACAGCAGTTGACCAAGGTATAGATGGAGTTAAGAAACTTGGTTCTAACTTACTTAAAGGTGCAATTAATGGTAACTTTGAGAAAATACCAGGACTACAGGATTTATACCAAGCTGGTTATGATAATAATAACTTAAACGACCAGTCTGTTATTAACTTTATGAAGTATATACTAAATGCTGACCCTGAAACTATTAATAAAGGCTTACCATTTGTTACATTCTACTGTGATGGACCAATTGAAAAGAACTATTCATCTTCACTTGATTTACAAGAATCTGAGCTTTCTGCTGCAACTGTACAATACTGGAAAGACCAAATGGGTAAACTTGTAACAGCTGGACTTCAAAAGATTAAAGGATTTGAAATGCTTGGAGGAGACCCAGAAACATTTAAAGATGCATGGAAAGAGTTAAGATTCCATAACTATCATGATGGAAGTTGGGTTGGATTTAACTTATCATCTCAAATAGTAATTCCAAAGATTATAAAAGGTTCAACACTTGGTGAAACATATACGGCAAATATAAGACTACTTGCAGTTGGAACAGATAGATGGAGTTTATTTAGACTTCATTTTGCTATATGTAAACTTATACCTTTCTTTATAGTTAAGAATGAACAAGATAGTCAAGAAAAGTATATAATTCCTCAACAGCCATATTACTGTGCAGCATTTAGTAAAGGTGTTATGAATTTACCACGTGCTGCAATTGAAAGCATAAATATAAAAACAGATGCAACTTATAATACAACAGAAGGTATAGCATCTGATATTACAATTAGTATCAATATAGTTCCTCTAATAAATGTTGCTACATCTCCTAAACTTAGAAGATTTACAGCAAATGATACACCTGAGGCAATTATAACTTCTATGTTTAACCCAACATCTAGTTTTAACCTACTTGCAACACTTGCAGGTCACAATACTGTATTTACAAAGATACCGATAGGACTTTATGAATATTTTGTAGAAGGAAAACTAGGAGCATATGTTGATAATGTATCAAATATAATGCGTATTGCATCTAATGCATACCAAGATTACTCAATAAATACAAACTTCAACTACTTAAGAAGAAAACTTACAAGATAAAGGAGAATATAATGAAAAAGAATGATGATAGAGACTCAAGTAAAGACTATGCTATTTTGATGGATATACCTAAAGAAGATAGAGATATCTGTAAAAAGTATGGTTTTAATACTTGTCTTAAAATGGTATTATATGGAGAGCCATTTGCAGATAGTAGACCAAAACCAAATATGAAAACAGGTGGTATTGCTCTTGTAAACCAAATGAAGATGAAGAAAGCTTTTAAACCATTCTTTGAAAGAACTGAACTTCTTAAAAAACTAACTATACTTTCTCCTTATCTTCTTAAATGTAACTTCTACCTAGAAGCTACTGAAAAAGATAAGAAACGTATACTAAAGCTAAAGAAATATATAGGAGACCTTTACTATAAAGAAAGACTTGCACATATGGGAGAAAAAGACGTTGATAATATGATTAAGATTCATAATGATGTTATGTTACAAAACGAATTTAGAATTATACTTACAGATGGATATAACATTGGAACTTTATATTCTCCTAAGATAATAACTCCTGATAATCCTAGAGCTGAAGTATATGTATACTTTAATAATAGTAAGGAGAAGAATGATTATTATAGAGAAAAAATAGAAGAAAGTTCTCATTATAAATACTGGCAATTTAGTTACAAAAACTTTAAATATCAGAGTAATCGAAGTATAAAAGAGCAATTTAAACATATGAAGAAAATAGTTGAAGAAATATGTGAATCAATAAAATCTACTAAGCAAATGAAACGTAAACTTGGTAGAATATTAGAAGAACTAAAATATTATCCAGCAGAGACTATAAAAGAACTTGCTGGAGTAACTGAACTTAAGTCTAGAGAATTTAATCGTATAGATGCAGAATATAAGCTATCTTGTATGTTATTTAATAAAGTTCCTCTAGCACTAGAGATTATCGAACAAGGAGGTAAACTACTACATGAAGACACAGAAGGAGATTTTGAGTCATTCTTTTAATGGTCTTAGAATTATTATAAATAGTTATAGAGAACCAGGAGAAGATAATCATGACTTAATAGAAAGGTCCATTGAAACACCTAGCATCATAAGAGAACTTATGAATGCTGTAAATCCTTGTATGGGAAGGTCTCATTTAATAAGTATTTTAAGAAATAGTGAATTTATAGAATCATTATAAGGAGTGATGAAATGTATATAAATGATATGAATGAAGTAAAAGATGCTGTACTTAAAGAGATATTAGCAAAGGTAATTATAAAAGGATGTGAAAATATATCTGAATCAGATGCATCTAAAGCAATAGCTTGTAATGTACTTGATGGATTAGGAATAAATATAAGAAAACTTGAGTCTTTAGTTGGAAATGAAAACGTTGAAGAACACAATGTAGTTATTAAATCAATAATAAACACAGTTGACCATATCTCATCTAAAGTACTTAGAAGTTTAAATGGAGAACGTATACCAGATGATTCTGTTCATCAAAGTATAATATCAGCAATGGAAGCAGAAGAAACACCTAATGTACTTGCAGATACTATAAATGAAATACTAAATAATGCAGTATCATCTATGCAAACAGATATAAAAACTGCAAGTAAGATGGTTCTTCAACTTATAAAAGAAAATCAAGATGCTGAAAAGAAAGACAAGGAAGCAGAACTTGATGATTTTGATAATCCAGATATGGATAAACAAAACGAAGAAGACAGTGAAAACAAAGATAATAATGAAAATGAAGATGGTGGAGATAATAACTCTAACGATGACGGAGGAAATCCTTTTGATGATGGAGATAATAAAGGAGATGACTCTGATAAGGGTGATGATGATAAAAATGAAGGTTCTCAAGATGATAATAATGATAATAATGAAGATGATAAAGGAACTGAAGAAGAAAAGAAAGATGATTCAGGAAATAATGACGATTCGGTAGGAGATGAGAACCCATTTGAATCTATTTCTGCTAAAAATCTTGATGTAATTATTAAAAACTGGAATAATGGATACGATATTCGTGCATTTGAAGGTTTAACTTATAAAGATATAGCAAACTTCTCTAATTTCTGTGCAAATGGACACGTTGGTGGAGCTTTAAAATCTGCTTATGATAAAATGAGTGGAATGGAAAGTGATGAATTTAAACATAATGTAGAGAAATTCAAAAATGTTTCAAGAGCATATGGAGAAGTTACAGTATCAACACTTCTTACATTAGGAAAACTTGGTATAAAAGGTAATAATAACTGTATCAAATATCCTAATGCATACTTAGACTAATAACTAACCTAGGGGTCACACCCTAGGTTTATTTGTCCCGTAAATAAATTACTATTATAAATAATAGGTCGAAGTCACAAAGGACTTACAATAAATAACAGGAGGTATATTAATTGAAGAATGTATTTAGTTTTAGAAAAAGAAAAGACCCAAAACTTGAGTTGAAAGGAAATGAAATGTATGAGTACGTAAGAGGTAGAGGTATTAGATATACTTATTCTAGAGCAAGCGGTAAAATATATGAACTGTATAGGAATAGAATGTTTGAGGTTAAAGATATTTCTAAAATAGATGATTTAGAAAAGGTTCAAATATATAAGTCACCTGGTTTTATACGTATAGTAGACTTTGACGATTTAATTCCAGGAAATAAAGCATATTTAGCTAAGATGATATATAGTTTATACTACTTAGATAGAGTAGAAGGAGATAACATTTATATAAAAGATATAGTTAGAATGAGAGATTTAAGAAAGGAGATTGACTGTGAAAGAAAGAAGTAATGTAAACATAACAGAAGAAATGCTTGAGACAACACAAACACAAGCTCTTATTTATGCAGCAAATGGAAATAACTCATCTCAACGTAAGGATATGGCACTTGACCAGTTTATGAAACTTGTGGTGCCACTTGAAGCAGAATATCCTTATTATCAAAGTAGTCTTATGCAAGATATAGTGTGTAGAAGTAGTATAATAAGAAGACGTAGAGGTAAAATAACACTTCTGCATCATATAAAGTATCAATTTATGAACTTTTACATCTATAAACTAAATGGAATAATCTATTATCTTGAAACAGATAAGTTCCATCCAAATAGTTCATTTGCATCAATACTTAATACAGATTTAGATTTATTAGAAATAGGAAAAGAGTATGATATTAGAGATGATGAAGATAACTTCTGTATAACTTATCCAAATAGTTATAATCCAATTACTAACACTTTAGGACTTGGAAAGAATATAAGGTCAATAATCACAACTAATGTTCATAACTCTTCAGATAGTGCAAACGTATCTGAGTCTTTTTGTCGTAAGTTTACATGTTTAAGACATACAGAGATTAAGATAGAGCTTAATGAAAAGACTATAATAAGTAGATATCCAAATCTATTTCCTAAAATAGGAGAAGTTATAAAAGATGATATTTTATTTAAAGTAATAGCAAATACAGATGACCCTATAATACTTGGGCAAAATCCTGAGATTGCAAGTGGATTTGAAGATGAGCAAATAAGAGTTGATAGTAATTCGTTTCTTGCAAGAGTAGAAGTTTACTGTAATCAAAAATGTAAAGATGATAATCTTGAAAGATATAGACTTGAATATCTTGAATACAGACATGCTATATATGATGCTTTATCTGAGTATCCAACTAATATGTTATCTGAGGAAGCAAACATAATAAAAGAAAACTACAAACATGATAACTTTAGAATAAACTCACAAGCAGTTGACTATCCTTATATAAAGATGACTTTCTATACAATAGATATACCAGATGTAGGATATAAATTCTCTACACAATCTGGAGGAAAGTTTACTATACAAAATGTATACAGAGATGGTTCTTTTGTAGATGAATATGGTCGTAATATAGACTGTGAGTACATATCTCAATCACTTATAGCAAGGTCAACAGCAGCTCCACTTTTTGAAATATTTCATACGGGAGTTATGGAGAAGTTAAAACTTTGTATAAATGATGGAACTATTACACCTAAGAAAACATATGAGTTTTTGCATAAATATTATACTTTACTTGATTTAGAAGATGAATTCTTATCTATTGGAATGACTGAAGATGACTTATATGAATTTATAAAAGAAGGATTTCCACCAGTAATATATCTTCCTTATACAAATCTTAATAATCTTCCTACACATGCACAACTTGCAATACTTGCTAAGAAATATGTAGGATATGAAAGACTTACTATATGGCATGTAGAAGACAGTGGTGTTAAAATACCTTTAACATCTAAGCATGAAGTAGGATTTATCTGGTATAATAGACAAAGAAATGACCCTAGAGAAACTAATAGCTCTACTTCTATATCAGAAACTAACTCAAAAGGATATCCAGTTGAAAAAGATGCTTCTAAGAAAACTGGAAGAAGTAGCTATTCTAAAACAGCACAAAAACTTGATATACTTACAAAAGAACATATGCTTATACAGATATGTAATTCTGTTAATAATGCAATATTTAACTATAAGGTTGGAGGAAAACATGTTGTACCTGAACTACTTGTATGTATAGGTACACAGCTTGGAATGGAACAAGATAACTCATACAAAAATGAGCAATTAGAAGATTAAGTTAAATATTAGATAATTATAAATAATTTAGTGAAATTCCAGTCGATATTGGAAGCCTAAAGTCTTTATTTCCTGTTAAGTTGGAGGTGATTAGAATATGAAAATAATTGAAATGGAAAGAGAAGATTTACTAAGGGAAAGAAAACGTATAGAAGCAAGAGTTACAAGAAATCTTTTAAGAACTAATGCAACTATATTTACTCTTCCTAAAACTAATTACGGAATGATACTGTCATTTTCGCCATTTAACATTAATTCCTGTACCAATAGTTTCGTAAAAAGTGAAAGTAGATGGAAATATTCTCATATTTCTAATCGCCTACACACTTACGAAGATGAGAGAAACATTTTAGAAAAAGAAATGCGTATGTTTATAAACTTTAAAGAAAAAGATTATTTACATACAATACTTTCAAAATTCATCTATTATGATTTTAGTGTACGTTATTGCATTAAAAATAAATTACCAATAATAAGTAAACAAAATCACAATAGACTTAAGAAACTTATTAACAAATGGAAAGAAGTTTCAAAAGATATGCACTACAAACCTACTAAGCAAGAAAAACGTAAGCTTAAGAAACTTGCAAGTGCAGATAGAACCGACGTAGTTAACAGGTTAAAAACCTATTAATTAATATTGGTAAAGTGAATTTGCTGTATATATTCCTAGAAGAATAAAAAATAAGTTTTAGATATAACCCGCACAATATCTTAAAGCTTATGCATATCTACTTTCTTTTAGTATGCTTCGTTCTAGGTAGTAAAAGTATACTTGCATTGGATGCCAATTAGGAACGCGAAACCATAATACATTATCATAACGTGTATTAAAAGAAGCGGTTAAGATCTCAATATAATTTTTAAGTTATAGTATGTGCGGAATTTAATTTCATTAAAGAACTCTATATTAATCTAGTAGTCTAAAGTGTTATAGAGTTCTTTTTTTTTATCTACTTAGAGACTAGTTATATATCATCAAGTGACTTAAACTCACTATAAATACTAAAGAAAGGAGAATTATTATGAATAAGTACTGGATAGTAGGAAAAGATAAGAAGTTTAAACTGTCTGATGAGAGAATTCCTTCAGAAGAAGAACTATATTTATATGATGAGAAATCTAATATGATTACATCACTTAAATATACAGTTCTTAAAGACTTTAATGGTAAAATAAAACCATTTGGTAAGGCAATAAACCCAGAAGATGCAGTTATTCTTAATCTAGAAGAACTAAGAAAGAAGCCTCTATTTGAAGACTTTGACGAAGATAAAGATATATTGTGGTTTGCATCAGGTTATGAAGACTCACTTCCTGACCCATATATGATAAAGTTGCCACCTATAGTCAAAGTTACATGTGCTCAAATAGTTAAGTATCCAAATGGATATATGCTTCCAAAAGAAGAACATCAGAAGAAACGTAATATAATAAGAGAGATATGGGCTATGGTTGACGGTAAATCTACTACTGTTGATTTAACTGTAAATCGTGCTAATGAACTACTTTCTTATTTTAATTATACTTTTGAAGACCTTCTTTTATATGATTATTTACATAGTGATGATTGGGCATTTGATATAAATCAAAATAAAGTTCCAATATTTACAAGAGCTGTACTTAATCTATTTGCACAAACAGAAACTGACTACAAAAAACATAATAAAGATGTAAATGTTAAAACTATTCTAAGAGAAATAATGAGTAATGTTTCTAAAGGAAGAGAAATAACATCTACAAAAGCAGACCAATTATTAGAAGTTGTAGGAAAGTCTGTTTTTGATGTATTTAAACCAGCACTTAATGTATAGAAATATACTTATATATGATATTATGGAAAGAAATAGCTAATCTTTCCATATTCTATACAGGAGGTGAATTTAAGTTGTTAAGTCCTGTACAAAATTTTATATATGGTTCACCACAAATACAGGCAGTGAATGGACTACAAAGATTAGGAGGAATGAATATGAGAAAAAGCATGAAAGAATTAAGAGATGAAGCTGTGCAAACACTTGCAGGTTTAATTGCTAGACAAGAGGAAACACTAACAAATGAAGATTTGGATATGTTAGCTCTTGCAGCTGAGGACAAACTTAATCCAAGAACTTTAGAAAGAGTTATTGATAGAATTACAGATAGCTCTAGAGAAGATATGATGGATATCTTAGCAGAATCTCCAGATAGTAGACTTCTATTTAGAGATGTAATTAAAGAAGCACTTGATATCATGGATGAACATAAAAGAGCTAAAAAGAACTATTCTAGACATTATGAAAGAAGTTCTAGAAGAGGGTACGAAAGAAGAAGTAGATATGAAGATGATGATTCTACTGATTTAGGAACTATTATTGATGTACTTGATAAGTATATGGTAAATAATAATATTCCATTTCCATCAACAGAAACAGCATTTGTTGCATTGATGGACAGATTAAAAGGTAAATCAAATGAACCTGATATTATAGCATTTACAGGTTCAGCTAAAAGACTTTACAAAGAAATGCTAAATGCAAGAAGAAGATAATATAAAATAACTCTACTGATTAAGTTCAGTAGAGTTTTATTAATACTTACAAATTATAACAGGAGGAAAAACATTATGACAAACGAAAGAGAGTATATTATTGCAGTATTAAAGGCTTTAGGGTCAAAGGTTACAACTACAGCTATTAAGCACAAAGATGATACAGGAAGACCAATTGGTTCAGTAGTATTCTATACAGAACCAGCACCACTTCAAAATGGTCAATATGTATCTTTATTTGCTTATAGATTTGCACATGAAGGTTCAGGTAATGGTGGTATTATAAGAATGTCTAGTCCAAGTGAAATTGAGCAATACCTAAAAGGTGATAGACAAAGCTTAACAGACTTGTATATGATGACACCACAAATGCTTGAAGGTACTATTGAAGACTATTATAATGCTGGAACTAGAGGAGCAAACTTAGATTATAATAGAATAGGAAGAGGTGGTTCAAACATACTTCCTCAAATAGCATTACAAGTTGATGAGATTATAGATACACTTTATAAGTTTAGAAAGGACTTTGAAGATGAATATCCTGATATAAACTTCATAGACTATATGAAATCATCAGCTGTATTATCAGCAGACTATATAAACCTTTTAGGTGGTTGTGTTAAAGTTGGTAATACTTTACAAGGAGAAGCTGGTATAGGAGTTAAGGTTGCAGGTGAGGCTGAAGATGGAGAAATCTTATTTACACTTTGCTTAAGTAATGATTTACTAAGAGCAACTAAGAATGACCTTGTATAAGGAGGTTTAGTATGGCAAAAATAGTAAATGGGAATAGAATAAGAAGAGATAAGATAATAAAACTTATTCCATCTCAGGATGAGATGATGTTAAAAGATATATTATCTGGAAAGTTTTCAAAACCTATTCCTAAGTTTATACCAAAAATGAAAGTACCTAAGCCAGGTTTAAGAAGAGAAAGAATAATAAAAGTAACTAGGGTTGTAGAATACCCTAGTCTTCTTAAAATGTATGCAGATGCTTTTGCAAAATTATTTAGTTAAAGGAGAGCTGTCTTATGATAAAATTTAGAAGAGAAGTAACTGAGCAAGATATAAGAGAGGATAAGTTTATTAATTCTTTTATAAAGAAAGGATTTGTAAATGAAGACTTATTCTCTACTGAAGATAGAGATATGTGGCATGCACTTATAAGAACTCTTAGTAGTACTAATAATCTTGGTATATACAAAGGAATTCTTACAGGATATAGATATCTTCCTTATTCTGAAGAGTTATCTCAATCTATTATAATTAAAGACAGCAAAAAAGATAAGCTAGGAGATAAAGATAGAGTTACATATGCAACTACCGAACCTCAAATGGTTCGGTATGTTGAATGCTTGTTTATTTACTCTCCTAGTTTTTTTGCTGAAAATCGTAAGGGAATTGAGATAGCTAATACACTTGCAAAATTAAAAGAATATAAAGAGAAAGGATTTAAAATACTTCCACATGTAGTAAAGTTTTTGGAAAACCAACAACAGATTCATTTTATAGATAAATCACTTGCTGGTTCTGATGAAGATTTATTTGTAAGAGGAGGAAATCCTATACTACAAGTACCTATGCTTCAAGATAATGGATACTATAAAATACATGGAATGGTAAGATTTCCATATATGGGAGAGTATCATTACAAGAATAAAACAGTATTTGGACATATAGAAATTCAATTCTTACGTAAGAATAAACCAAAAAGTTCAAAGGTTGCTGTCACAAAAGCATATTTTGATACATGTTATGTGTATAATAGCAAAGAAGAAGAGGAGGAAATCTTCTATATGAGAATAGGTTCTCGTAGATTTTTCTTGCCATTTCTATTCTTTGATAAGAATGAGATTGATGAGCTTATGAAAGATTTCTTAAAAATGGATATAGTTACAGATAGAGTAAAGGAAATACTTAAAAATACTTATGCAATATATCTTCAATATCTTGAAACTGATAAAGATAAACTAGGATTTAATACAGTTCCTACACTTAATATGTGGAAATATAATGATGACTACTATGAAAAGCCAACAGAGGATAAATCTACATTTAGTAAGGATACAGAAGCAGAAGAAAAGAAAGACTATATAGATTATGGAGCTAATAAAAATACTATATCTCTTGAGATGTTAAGGTCACTAATACTTGGATATAATGATTATATAGTTATGAGTTTCTATCCACACATGGCATTTCATTTAATAAATATACAAAGAAACTCATCTAGTTACAGAAGTAGAGGAAATGAAAATAAAAGTGAAGTTCAATATGTATCTCAAGTAGATGCACCAAGAGAGCTTATGATAAGCAAAACTATTAAATCACATCCAGATTTATTTAAAACATTTGATAATACAAACTTTGTAGATGTGTTTCACTATCTTGCATATAAGATGAGCTTACTTGAAACATCAGAAGAAAAGGATGCAAAGAAATCTACTATATCTACAAATAATGATAGATATGCAGATAGACGTTATAGAAATGAATTTGATTATGGTTTAATAGACCCGTATACTATAAAATCACCTGAAAATACAGGACTTCAAGGAAATATAAGTATACTTGATTTCTACAGAAAACACTTCTATTTTCACGATATTAAATACAGACCATAATTTATACATAAAATGTAAAAGATTGGAAAATAAGCCTATTATAGAGCGTTCTAGAGGCTATTTATATATCTATTATATAAGAATACAAAACAGTGTATAGCAGTTTATATGCTGTTTTGTATTTAATTTTATTTTTTCCCGAGGTGATTTTAATTGAAGATAATAGAGTATGAATGTAGGAATATGATAGAACTTGGAGATTTGCATATAGAAGACATAGATAGAGATATAATACAGATACTTGGACTTAATGGTTCTGGTAAATCTCTTCTTATGAGTACACTTCATCCATATGCTAAGTCTGGAAGATTTGATAAAGCTTATCCTATAAAAATAGGAATGAGTGGATATAAAAAAGTAGTTTATAGAGATGGTAATAAATACATTATAACAGAACATGAATATACACCAAAAGGAGATACACATAGTGCTAAATCTTATCTAACTATAATAGAAAATGGGATAGAGACTAAGCTTAATCCCACTGGACATAGAGATATGTATGTAGAGCTTGTGAATACATACTTACATTATAACAGTAAAGTTGAAGATATAGCAAATTTATCTGAGTCTTTTAATGGAATTACAAACTCAACTCCACTTGATAGAAAGAAAATAATAGAATCTACTATAGATAGTGATAGGATAGCTCTTCTTAAAAAGAATGTAGTTGAGACATTAAGAGATAAAAAAGGTGCAACTAAAGGACTTACACAGTATAGAATACAACTTTTATCATCAAGAGATGAAAAAGAAGAAAGAGTTTACTTATCAAATATAGAAAATAACATAGAAGAAATTGAAAATATATCAATACCCACTCTTATGAATGAGAAAAGTGAACTTGAAAATAAGATAAATGAGGTTAAAAAGGATTATACAGATGTGGATACTGAAGAACTTGATAAGCTTATTTATCTTCTTGAAGAAGGAGAATATGAACTTTTAAGTATAGCTAAAGAAAACTATGCTTCTTTATCCTCTCAAATTGAACTTAAAACTAAAGAACTTGCTCATATTATAGAGAAAATGGATACTCAGGCAGTTTATAAAAAGATATATAATGACGAACTTCATTTAAAAAAGCAAATAAAAGATGAAGAATCTGATTTGAATTTAGAAAAAGATAAGTATCTTAGTATAGCAAAAAGAATATTAAAGCCAGAAGAATACACAGAACTCAAAAATTCTATAGTAAAACTTAAAGATTTAGGTAAAGATATAACTTATTTTAATATTCAAAGAGATGATGTTTTAAAAATAGTAGATAATGTAAACTCTTATATAGATGAGTTATCTGAAAAGATTAAGTTCTACGAAGATAGTATAAGTAAGTTTGATAACATATCTTCTTCTGTTATAAAAGGAGATAGCTATTCAGATATTCCATACACTACAAACTGTGATGGATGTTCTTTATATAAAGCATATGTAGTAGATAAAAAATGGATAGAAGATAATAAAAATCTATATAATTCATGGCAAGATGGTTTAAATCATTTAAACTCTGTAAAGAGAAGTCTTATGGATTACTATAATACTAATTTTAATGACTGTCTTAACTATATAAAGAGTTTAATTAAAGAAGATGTACTTAAAAGAACTAATACATTTGACCTAGTAAACGGACTTATGATGGGAGCATATGACCAATTTGTAGATATTTATACAGTTTTATGGGAATCACTTGCAGTAATTGGAGCACAAGAAGCTGTAATAAATGATTATAAAGACAGATTAAAAGAACTTCATCACGAATATGATGAAAGGTCTTATGATGAACTTATTAAAGAAAGAGAAGAACTTGCACATGTAATTAATGAGCTTAATATAAAATATAAGTTCTTAAATAAATATAAAGATATTCTTGGTATAAATAACTCTTTATCTATAAAGAAATTAGATGAGCTTATATACATAAGAGAAACTAAGATAAGTTATGATAAAACATATAAAGAACTTACATCAAGACTTGACGTTATAACTGAAAGAATAGCAAAACTTCAAAAGGATTTAACTAAACTATCAGAAGAAAAAGCAAGAGTTAAAGAAGTTATTCGTAATCTTGATAATACTAATAAGACTCTACTTACATATAATAAAGAGATTAAAGAACTTGATATACTTAAAAGTATACTTGAAAAAGATATACCTTTCTACTTACTTAAAGAACATTTAGAATATATTGAAAGTAAAGTAAATTATATTTTGGATGGACTTTTCCCTTATTCTATAAGTATTACAGTGGAAGATGAAGAAATAGTTATATCTGTTTTAAGACATAGAACTAATAGAGTTACAAATGATGTTAGAAACTGTAGTTCTGGAGAGAAAACTATAATAGGACTTCTTCTTAACTCAGCTGTTCTATCTATACTTGGTTATAATGTAATGTGTCTTGATGAAGTTGATGCACAACTTGATGAAGTATTTAAGAATAAATTCTCAGATGTAATACATGAGATTATGTCTGTATTTAATATAAATCAAGTATTTTGTATATCACATAACTTAGGTTCACACATACAAAACTCTATTACTCTTACTTTAGGAGATGTATCAAGTTTAACTATAATTGGTGAAAGAAAACAGGTTTATTAAGAAAAAGGAGGAATAAAATGGATAAATTTAGAAGCTATTTTACATGGAGTGGTAAGACTATAACCTATATCTACTTAGGTGTAGATTACCCTATTGCAAGACTACAAACAGGATTAAGAGTTGATACAGTAACTAAAATGTGTGAGGGACTTAACCATTTTCTTTATTATTATTTCTTAAAACATAATGGAGAATATGAAGAACTTGCTGCAAATTTATTTGAATACTATATAAATACAAAGAACAGATTTCAAAAAGCAAGAGAAGTTATAGATAATAACTCATCTGCTACTATGATGAAAGCAATAGAAGAAGTAGGAAAGCTTAATCATTTTATGATAGAAAAAGCAGCCGAATACACATATCATATTCAAGTACCAAATATAAATGAAGCAAAAGCTACAACTGATGTAACTTTAACAAACCATACAGCTTTGCTACTTGCTGGAATATCTGTACTTATGAAGTTGTGTTTTCTATATGTTAATAATGCTTATATTAAAATAAAATGGATAGACACAATTGCTCTGTATGATGACTACTTAGTAAATGAGCTTACTGATGAGCTTTGTAAATATGATGATGAAATTCCTAAAAATGTACAAGATGAAGTACTTGCGTTTCTATATGATAGAGTTGCAAATCTTTGGAGTACATCACCTGAATCCTATAGAGAAAAGTTTACATCAATAGGTCTTGATGTTGCAAGTTATGGTTCTAAGAATAAAGTAGATATTTACAATGCTTTAAAGAAGTATGTTCCACAAATAATAACTTACGAAATAGGACGTGAAGTATATGAATGTAGAACAGATAAGGAACTTAGAGAACTATATTGGACAGAAGGTAAGAATTTTGATGATTTTAAATTCGTAGCACAAAATATGGCTGCCTATATTCAAAAGACACTAGGGGATATTAATGCAATGCAAGACCAAAACAAAGGAATTACTGATGTAAATGTTGCAGAAGTACTTATAGAAACAGCAGGTGAAGATACATCTCGTAGAGAAGAATCACTATATGAAGACAAACACAAACATCTTTATAACTTAAGAAAAGAAACTTGTGTTGATGTTTTTGATGTATTTGTAAAAGAAATTAATACATACTTTCCTAATAACTACAATGTAATAAAAGATATAGTAATAGATGAATCTAATTCATTTAATCAATATATTCTAGGAATATGTTTACTTTCTATGACAGGTGAGTGCTTTGTATATAGAGATGTACTTGGTGTATATGCAAAGGTTATACTTGCACTTTTCTACTTAAGAGCAAAGTCAGACCCTACACTTGAACCAATATATGATAAACTTGAGATAATGAAATCAGAAAAGCAATCAAGAAACACTCACTATCCAGAAGATAAGATAATAGAACATTTAACTAAAATAGGAAGAACAGATTTAATATCTAAAGTATCAACTATTGGTGAGATATGTACTACTTATCATGGAAAGTCTGGCATGATTGACTTATCTCCTGCTCTTTTTATAGAAATATTAGACTTATTTAAAAATCCATCTAGAGTAAGACATCTATTATTCCCTAATAGATATGAAATACTTGAACCATCTGCAAATGAGTCTAGTAATAAACATAATGATTATGTTTATGATGTTTTAAATAAAGTAAAAGAAAAAGTTGGTTTCTATGACTAGAGAAGAAGCTTTTAACATATTCTATAAGTTCTTATATTCTAATATGAGAGCCAAACAGTATCATAATTCGTATTTTAGTATAGATGGAACTAAGATATGTGCAGAATGTAAGAATCATAAGATAAATCCCGTCTATATAAGATGTAACCCTGATAGTCCTTTGTATCTTAAATGTTTTCGTGCTGGATGTACAAACAGTAGAAGACTTACACAAAAGGATTTCTTAGATATGGGATTTGTAGATATGGAAGCAATAAAGCAACTTACTAAAGATGTAAAGAAAAGTAGTTTTGAGTTTAAAAAAGGATACGCACAAGAACTATTTATAGATTATTCTAAATTATCTGGAGACCAACTTGCGTATATGGTTGATAGATGTAAGCTAATTCTTACAGATGAAACTATGTTTGAATATAAGATAATTCCAGACCTTAAATCTACATTGCAATATTCACCACATATAAATATAAATGTAGATAAATTTACATTAAGTCCAAAAGACACCATATGTTTTCATTCTGATAATGAAAATAAGTTTGTGTGTAGAGGAATAGGTAGAGATTTTAAGCTATCTTTAACAGCAGACCAAGATATGGTAGGAAACTATTATACACTTAATATAGGAAAGAAGAATAAAACTATGATGTTTATATGTGAAGGAGTATTTGATTGTATTAATGTCTATAATATGAACAGAAACATAGGAAAAGATGCAATATTTGTAGCAACATTTGGATTTGCTTCTTATGTTAAAGCAATTGAGTACTATTATCAAAAATATATAAATTCAATGAATCATTTGGTTCTTGTAATGGATACTACTAAAATGGGTAATTCTGATTATATGTATAATATAGCAGAAGTAAAGGAAATAGTAAGTAAACTTGAGAGTAGTCTTGGTAAGAAGTTTGTAAATAAAATAGATGTAGTTTATAATACTGCTTCTAAAGATTTTGGTGATTTCAGAGAACCAATAGATACTCAACTTGATAAAATATATGAAGGAGGAAAATATTGGATATAATTAATTTATTCAACTTTGTTAAAAATATAAATGCACACCTATTTAATGTAGGTGTTGCATTTATATTACTTAGTATGCTTTTAGTAATGGGACATATGCAAGTAAAAGAAGTGTGTATGAAAAGACTTGCAAGAGATGGAGAAGTAGACAGTACAAGATACAAGCTAAGATATAATGCACTTCTAGTTGCAAAACTAGCTTCATTTGTATCTTGTACGTATATGATACTTGCATGTTATGCTGTTTTAAGAGATAGGTGTGTAACTCTTATTGATTATACTATATTTTATAAAATGAGCACAGATTTGATGATACTTATAACTGAATATTTAACTGTTGTAAGAATACATAAGGTGATATTTGACAGAACTAGAAAACCAAGAGTTAGTACAAACTATGATATAGCAATAGCAGTAATTTATTCTGTACTCGCTATATTTATAGTTCATTCAGTTAAGATAATTTTAAATAGTTATACATAATATAGTGTCTATAAGACAAATAAAATTTATATCGGAGGTTTAATTATTATGAAAAAGAAAGATTTAAAAACACTTGTAAAGGCAATTGTATATGCAAACAAAAAGAGAATTGAAATGCTTAATGGAAGTTTTTATGAAACAGTAGGACGTGAAATATTTTATGTAGATGCATTTAGTCAATTTAAAAGTTTTGTATCTAATTCAAAACTTGTAATTGATAACATAATTAAGGATGCAAATGAAATTATGGAGGCTAATAAAAATGTAACTATGTTAAATGAAGAGGATAAAAGAGATATATTAATAGATAGATGTTCTGATATCTTCTATGCTTTAGTAACTATGCATGAAACTATACTTATTTATGACTGGTGTATTAAAAATGATAAAGTATTTAATCCAGATTATACTTCATGGATAGAAGAATCTGATAAGGTAGAGTTCTCTACTATGGAAAATAGAATGAAAACTTGTCTAAAGGATAGTTTGTTTGGTAGTGAAAGAGCAGTTAATAAACATGTTCAAGAAATTGCAGATGTTTTATTTAGTGACATGGGTGATTTGAAGAATAATAAGATAAGAGAAGCTATAGTTTACTTACTTAATAAGTTGCAAGGGTTCTACAGTGGAGATGAAAATAATGTTATAGGTGAATTTGTACTTGGATACATTGAATCAACTCCAGCTATACATTATTACATGAATACTGCTTCTGTTGGAGTTATAAGAAAATTTATGTGTACTGGAGATAGAGAAACACTTGAAAAAATATTACCATTTCTTAATATGAATACTTTAAATAGTAAAGAATTTAAGAAATATAAACCAGTTATAGATGAAATTATAAATGATTTTACATTTGACCAAGAAGAAATAGCAGGTATACTTGCTAAACTTTCAAATGATGATTCTATAAAACATATAAGAGATGGTAAATTCCTATTTTCAGATGACCAAATGACACAAGCTATGAAAGATGGACTTATTCCTGTATTAACTCAGGATTTGTGTATTAGAATAAACAGTGAAATCATAGTAAGAGGTTTACCAAGACTAGCTCTATCTTATTTTCCTGGTTCAACTGGTATTAAATGTAAGGCATGTGAATCTTATATGACAGGACAAGTACAAATGCTTATAAAAGCAATAACTGATTATGTAATAAACTCTTCTTATAATGCAAAAGAAAATCAGCTTAACACAATGCAAACACTTGGTAGTGCAATTGAAGAACTTGTTAGTCAACTAGGTATTTCAAGAGATGAGCTAAAAGAAGAAGCAGATAAAAATCCAATTATTATTAAGAAAGTCAAATATGGTAGAAGTAAATAAAAGGAAATAAAAAGAATACATTCCCGAATACTATTTATTTAGTATTCGGGTTTATATTCTTTTTTTTCTCTATTTTACCAGTGCATTTCTTCTGCCATCTTTTTATAGTCTACTTCATTCTTTTTACCATATTGGTATTCTTCCCAAGTTCTATAATAAGGTGGTCTTATGTAATATTCTTTGCCTTCACCACTTTTATGTGTAGATAAGAAATCTATAAACTGTTTAGATGTAAGTCCCATAGGAATCCAATAATAACTTATAATTCCTACTTTTTCATCAGGATATTTATCAAAGAAATCTTTAAGTCTTATACAGTCTGTATATATTACATTTTCTTGTGGTCTATAAAGACTTCTATGTTGCCATTTAGGCATTTCAAACTTATTAAGTACATATGGGTCTCCAGTTACAGTTACTTTTCTATTAAGAGATCTATAACAGAACCACTTATCTCTTTCTTCAGCTGTATGTCCATATATAGTCCATTCTGCTATTTCATCAGGTGTCATACCGTCTGTTGGACTTGGAGTTCCAGTGACTTTAACCTTCTGTCTTACGTCAGCAACTGCTCCATTCTTACCTTTTACAGTCCATACAATAGTAACTTCTCCAGGGAATTTAGTTCTTATTTGTACAAATCCAATGTATTTTTTAGCTCTGTTAGGTGCTTCAAGTGGGTTACATGTTACATATTTTATTACTATTGGATTTCTAAATGGAATTAAAAATGAATATCCTTCTGCTGACCATTTTACAAGTTCAAAATAATCCTCATTCTTTTCAACAAGTATATTCATTATAGTATCACCAAAGTTTGAACTTTTAGCTGGAAGTTCATATACATCAAGAGTTTGCTTTCTGTTATTTGTAATCTTAGGAAGCTTTAAAGAATGGTCAACTGGTGATAACTCTATTGTAAAGTCTTCAAGTTTTGCTAAATCATCAAGTTTATAGAATCCTAATTCAAGTTTAAATGGTTTTGTAACTGCATCAGGATGTTCTTTTTTAACTCTAAATGTGTATGTTTTATGATAATCAGGACTTATAGTAACATGGAAGTATTCATTAAATTCTTCTCTACTCATATTTCTTACCATCATAAATATATTAGCGTGTATAGGACCTTCTCCTGTATACATAATAAATTCATTTCCTTCTCTCATTATAAAATCACCTTGTTCAAAGTGTCCTATAAGTAAGTTAGCTTCATAAGCATAAGGAACTCCAGCTGTTTCATAGTCTTCTTTAAAATATAGTTCATATGCTCTTGGTTTAAATTCTTTTTTAACTTCTTGTTGACCATAGAATCTATTAATAACAGGATGAGCAAACTTTATTTCTTCTTCAGTTACTTCTTGTCTTCCGAATTCTACTTTTTCTTCTTCAAGTTTAGATTCAGAAGCTGGTTGTGATTCAGTTTGTGTTTCTTTCTTTTCTTCAGCTCCAGATTTAGCTGTTGACTCTGGTGCTTTAGGTGGTTCTTGTGTAGTTTCTTCTGTTTTTTCTTTTGTTTCTATAGAGAATTCATCTTCTATATCTTTAAATTTAACCATTATTTCAGCAGTAATAGGGTCTTTAGTAGTTTTAAATGTAATACTTCCACCAGCTTTATTACTATAAGTATAGTTTATTACTTCATAATCTTCTTTAGACCCATCAGAAACAGATGTAATAGTTATGTCTTCTTTTGTAAGACTAGAAAGCTTCTTACCAGGAACTGGTTTAAATTTAATTGTGTATTCTGTTCTGTCTTTTGTATATTTAGCCTCTAGTATTTCTAGTACTGTCATGTTAACTCACTCCTTTATATTTCAAGTTCTTTATTTTCTTCTTCTTTAAAGTTTATTTCATCTTGTATTACAAATCTTCCAAGAGATGTAAATAAATCAAAAAGTCTACTATCATCTCTTATTATATCCTCATTCATATTATCCTCCTTAACTTTCTGAGTATGATTTTCTTCCACTCTTTAATTTCTCAAGTGCAAGTTCAAGTATTAATTTTACAATAGGAACTCCAATATAGTCATCTATATTCTCTCTATCAAATATATAGTAATCAAGTAAATAAAGATTATCTATTATACCTTTAATATCGTCATTCATATGTAAATCCATAAACTTTGTAACTATATTATGAGTAATAGTATACTTTACATTAGCACTTCTTTCATATGTATCACCAAGATAATGATGATGTAATAAATAGTTTATTGCTATTCCTGTATTCCAGAAGTTTGTAAGAGCACTATGTTTTTCATATAGTTTAAATCTAAAGAAACACGAATAATCATACTCTACCTCATAATCAGCAAGTTCGTAGTTAAAATTTAGTGCATCTCTTACTGATAAGAAGTATTTAAAAGCATAAGCACTTGGATTTCCTATGTATTCTTTTGTATCTTCTGTTCTATTTTTAAATGGATTAGATTTAACCTTAGGGTCTTTCTTCTTAGGAAAGTCCTTTTTAATTACTCTGTCATATAGACTTCCTTTATAAGATGCTTTTGCACCAAATAAAGGATATGGAGGTTCTAAAAACAGTATATTCTTATCCATAGAATAATTAAGTATAGGCATATTAGCTTGTAAATCCATTAAAGAGTAGTATATAAATCCCATTCTACGTCTATGATACAAATCTTTCCAGTCTTGTTCTAAATCAACTCCATCTATTTTCTTTGGTACAAGCTCAGATATCTTATTTTCTGGTACAAATATCAAAGCATCATACTTTTCATTATAGAATGTATCTATATATTTCTTATTTAAATCATCTATTTTAGATTGCAGCTCTTCTCTTGCTCCTTTATCATCTTTTGAAAGTATTTGAGGAGCTTCAAATCCCTTATCTTTACCACCAACACCAAGACCAGTATCCTCTTCATAGATATACTCATTTACAACTTGCTTTAATATATCTTGATATTTAAAATATGGTGAGGGTGAATATGTTACAAGAAAGAAGTCTCTGTCTATTATAAACTGTCTTTCAACCTTAGTAATTACAAATAAGTGATTTACATCTGCAAGCGAATAAGAATAGAAATGGTCCATAGGAACAGGAGTTACATCAGAATAAGGTATAAGCATTTGACCTTCTTGGTCTATTCTAAGTTGAAGTTTTCTATCGTCCTTAGAACCATCTTGAGTTTCACGTCTATTTGGAACTCCATAAGTAGGTACTCCTTCTATAAAGTCGTATTTATTTGACCTTACATCAGAGCTAGTTTTAGTTCCTTCTGAATAAGTGGTTTCTTTCTTATTTATATGGAATAAATCTATTGCAGATGCAGGTAGATTCAGCATATCAGGAATACGTCCACTTATCATCTTTTTCATATTATCTGCAAGTATTAAATCAGCTTTGGCACGAGAAGTTGACTTATCACCCAAAGTCTTTAGTGGTTCAAAATTTGCCATTTATATCACCTTAATTCTTAACTGTTTGCTCTTTTATAGCAGCAACTATTCCTTCAGTTTCTTTAACTAGGATAAATGTAGTAGATAAACATGCAGTTATTATTTGTGCATAGTCTTTACAAGCTCTTGCAAGTATAGAACCCATAAGTCTTACATACAAATCAGCGAGTTTATCAGGAGTATTAGCATTAGTGTCAACTTGTTCCTCATTATCCTTTTTCTTATCTTCCTCATTATCTTTATTATCAGTATTATTATTTTTATTAGTAGCATCATTATTTGATTTTTCCTTTTCAGACTTTTCAGATGCAGCTGCTCCAGCATTTATTATATCTTGTATTTCCTTAAGTCTTGCATCTGTTTCCTTCTTTATAGAAAGTGCACCAGATTTAAGCACTTTAAAGATAATTTGATTGCCAAGAATAGAATTCATAAGTGTTAGAAATCCTGAGCTATTATCCATCATATCTTTTCTAAATTCTTCAGCATTTGATGAACTATATGTTTTATGTATTTCTGGTCCAAGTATAGCTTCTTTTAAAAAAGAACCTGCTCCAGTTAAAGCTGAACCATTTTTACTTATATTCTCTTTAGTTTCTTTTGAAACATTAGAGAAACTTGACTTATCACCCAAAAGTTTACGTGCTTCTTGCCAGTCTTTAAATTTACCAGCAGTAAATATATTTGCAATTGCACTACCAAATCTTTTGGCAAGTCTTGCAACAAAACCAGATTTCTGAACATCATTTAGATTTCCACCAGATAAACCTATAATTATAGCAAGTTCTTTATTCTTATTAAAATGTGCAAGCACATTTGCACATACACCACAATAATTATAGATTGCTTGTTGGTCGTTTCTTGTTAACGCATCTCTTACTTTTTCTGGAGTTGGTACATCCCTTGAACCTCCTTCTTCTATTAATGTTCCTTCTATTACCCTCTTGTAATAAGTCTCATAGTCTTCTATTCCATTAAACATATCTTTTAAAAGAATAGCATCAAACTTATGCCAAGATAAATTCATTTCAGGCATATCATTTACAGCTTTACCAAGAAAAGATAGTATCTCATTTACTTCTCTTCCTAGTTTATTATATCTGTCTGCAACTTTCATAAGTCTTGCAAATCTCGCAGATAGTTGCATTCCTAGTTCTTTTATTATCTTCTGAAGTTTTAAGAACATAGTTTTAAGATATGCTTTTAAATCTTTTGCATTACGTTTTATAAACCTAGCTGTATTACGACCAGCTTTTGCAGCACCTTTTAAAGCACTTTTAGTAGCTTTCATTGTACCCCAAACAAGTCCTTCCATACCTGAATCAATATACGTTATCTCTCCAGTTATAAATTCTTCTTCAAGACTCTCAAAAGCACTATCATATTTACTAAGTTCAAATGCAAATATTTCACTTTCGTGTCCATATGACATATTTTCTATATCTGAAAGTAGAACACCATTTAGTTTGATATTCATAAAAACTTTATCCTCCTTTACCTTTAATATAGTATAAAATACTAATCTTTGTTTCTAATAGGAGGGTATAATAGAAACAAGTTTTGGTACTTATTTATAAAATTTAAGGAGGTAAATATGGTAAATGTAGTTGAGGCTTTACTAGAACTAGGAAGACTTGTACAAGCAGGAAGAGTAGGTTTTAGCTTACTTGTAATGGATGAAAACATGGATAAAACTAAAGCTCTTGCTAGTGCAAATGAACTTGTAGTAAAGTATACAAATAAAGGACCAGTAATATACATAAAGCAACCAGATAATATGGGAGGTGAACTTGTACCTATAACTTCTATAGACCAAGCAACCCTACATAAGATACTTAATAAACTTATTATTATGGGTAAAGATGAGCCTAAAAGAGAAGATATGACTGATAATACTATATGGATAAGAACTATGGAAGATAGTGATGGTTCTAATAAAAGTACATCAAAAGATGTAATAAGAAGCTTTTATGAATATATAGATAATAATAAAGATACTATAACTCCATATATTCAAAAGATATATAGAAATGGTACAGAAGTACAAGTAGTTCCTTTTGTACATGAAAAGCAAGTGTATGTAAGACTTAAAGCTGATGGAGAAATAGAGGATTTATATACTGTTTTAAGACGTATTCTTAAAAACATTGATAATAATAAGCAAATATTTGATACTTTAAAGCTTAATATAGATAGAGATATTGCAATTATAAGAGATAAGATTGCAGATTGGCTTGATAAAATTGGAGAAGCTACACTTGAAGTGCCTAAAATGAAGCTAAGTTTGGAACAAAGTCTTAAAAATGTAGTAGATAGTCTTAATATTGATGATATTATACCGTTTTTAGAAAAGAAGATAAGACCATATACATTTACAGTTCCTGGAAGAAATACTGAAACTTATCTTGTTAAGCTAAAACTTAAGTCAGATTGGGATATAGGAGATATATCTAGAAGAACTATAGAAGATATAAATAAACTTAGTGGATACTATGATTTCTTTAATTCTCCTTTAATAGTTGAACATGGAGGATATGATAAAAATAGGAAATGGTTACAAAATGACTTTGTGACTGACCTTAATGGTTGGGCTAGAACACAACTTGATACACTTATGAGTGAAATGCTTGTAATAGGAAGTTATGGTTCTAATATGCCTAAGCAATACTATTATAATAAGAAAATACAATCAGGTACACCAGCTACTACATCTATACACAGTGGATATGGTACTAATCATAGACAAACTAACTTTACATTTATAAAAAGGGGAGATACACCTCAGATGATATTTGATGTTAGAAGATTTTATGCAGGTGAATCAGCTGGAAGTGGAACAGATGCCGAGTTTTCTTATATAGTTGTACTTCGTGGTGGAGAAACATATACTTTATGGAGTAGATACATAGAAAACATAGAGGTTATATCTGATCCTAATAAAATTGCTAATCCTCCAGCTATTTCTGCACCTGTAACTGATTATGAAAACGGAGCTGTTACTTTATTTACACCTATTGGTAGACAAGCATATCTTAATAAAGCAAACTTTATATCATTTACAGAGCAACTTTATGTAGCTAAAGAAATTATGCTTGGAAACTCTTATATTATAAGTGTAGAGGAATAAGTGATAATATGAAAAAAGAAAGAAGAATATTATATAAACTTGTACATAAAGATATGAATAAAACTGGACTTGCAGAATCTATAAGTTATGGGGACTTTATACCTGAACTTGATAATAAAAGACAGCTTTATATAAAAACTAAATATGGAGAAGATTTAGTAATTAAAGATGAACAAGTCTTAACTTTAGAAAAAGTGTCTGAAAACTTTATTCAACTTGGTAAAAGTGGCGATAAGAATGTTGAACTGAGTTTAATGTTTTTAACTAAATGGAAAAACCATACTGACCATTATACTCTAGATGGAGAAATAAGTTTTGATAAACTTTGGGAAGGAGTAAGACCTGCTGATTTTATACCGTATCTTTATAGTACTAAAAATAATAAGAATATGGTTGAATTTGTATCTGATTTATCTGTATTTACATATAATGAAGAAGAAACTGATAGTGCAAATCTTATAACATTACATGAAAAACTAAGACTTCTAGCTGAAGTTTATAAAAAAGGATATAAACATGTAAGTGAATGTATACTTGATATATATAAGAAGTTCTTTAATATAAGATATTATACTCATATAAAAGGACCAAAAGAACTATATAACTATGGAACTAAACTTCTTGATTTAGCTAAAGTGTTACTTGAAGCTTCTAAAGTTATAAAACAAGGAGAAACAAAGGACTTTTCTGGACTACTTGATAAACTTGAAGAATTAGAATTATATCCTAAAGTACAACTTGTAGATTTAACTGAATTTAATATGAATCAAAAAATTAAAATAAAACTACTTACTGATAATAAATCTGCTGTTGTATCAAGTACTACTATATATTCAACTGATACAAGACCTGATGCAGTAGATGTTTGTTTTGTGTATCATAATAGATATGGTGATATAATAAACGGGTATAAGCCATCAACACCTGAACTTAGGGGTAATGGAACTGGTACAAATAGTATTACTTTTGAAGAAGATGGTTGTATTTATCTTAAAGGAGGATATACATATATATTAAGGTCAAATGCATCTGATTTAGTAGTTCCTAAGTATGACCCACAACCTATAACACATTATCCAGTATATAATGCAACTGAATTTAGTGGAGTTAAATCATACCAAGCTAATACTGTCCTTATTGGAAGCAAAGGAAATCCTTATCTTCTTGGAAATCCTTCTGTCTCTACTGAAATACTAAATAGTTCAGATAATAAGTTTATAAGTAATTATACTATTTATGATATTTATGCAGAGTATCGTAGAACTAATTTATCTGAATTACTACAATATATTTCAGAATTATATGAATATAAAGAGGGTGATGGTTATGATGCATGTTACCCATTATTTCAATTATCTAAAGCAGAAGATATGGATAAAGTAAGTTATCCAAAAAAAACTAATACTAGTCCAAATGAACTTACGTACGAGGAACTTGGCAATAAAACAGGTGGGGATTTTATATCTAGATGGTATCATGGACTTGTATCTAAGTTTACTGATAATCAGACTGATTTAACTACTAGCTATGATGAAAGGACTTTTTTCTTTCCTCAAATAAGCAAAGTTTCAGATGTAAAACTTACAAGTATAGCAACTGAAGAAGAATATAATTATCAAGTAGATTCAGGACTTAGAAAATCTAAAAGAGGTAATTTTAAAGCTGGAAATTTAGATAGAGAAGTTATATTTAAAGAATACATATGTGGTTATAATTATGGTCAGGGTCAAAGATTAACTTATAAAAGTACTACAAAACATCAATATGATGAAAGAAGTATAGCTTGGGAGTCATTATATTACTATTCTATTAATTTAAAAAATAAAGTATATACTCTATCAGAGAATTACAAAAATGGGAATAGAAATAATCCATATTCAGACCCCTATACTTATAGAACTTCTGATAAGTACTACTTAGAATTTAGAGATTCTAAACCAACATATCCTACACTTAAATTTAAAAGTTTAAAAGATGGAAGTGTTAAATATCTTGCTAAAAAATATGCAACTCCACTTGTAAATGTTGATAACGAAGGTAGTATAACTATATTTCGTAATATACAAACTGCTATAGGAAATATACCACGTACTTATATTGAAATAGTGATATACAAACATGATTTCGATGGTAAAGTTCCAGATAATAACTTTGATGAAAAAGAATTTTTTACACCAATGTATGATACATATAAATGCAACTTTAGGTTCATTATAAGAAATAAAGATAATGTACATAGTATCTTTTTTTCAGACCAAAGTACATGCAGATGTTCACTTGGTACAAAATACTATGGTACTCCTCTTACTGAATTTATTAATAATATTATATTTGAGAATCGTAACCTTGGAAGTAAGTATACTATATTTATTAGAATGGCAGAAAGTTCTGATGGTACTAATGCATCTAATTGGATTAAGATACCAATACATTTAACTGATGATAGTATGAGTTAATAAAACTTGTAGATTAACATTGATTACATATTATTATGTGATTTAATGTTAGTCTACATTAAATATTTTTATTTCACAAAATACAAAGGAGGAATTATTATGGAAAGAGAAAGATTTGTTGTTATTGAAAAGGAGGTATATGATGGTGATAAAAACAACATCTATTTTAAAGTTGTAACAGGTAGTAGAAGAAAAGAGTTAGAACCTATTAATTTAAGAAAAAGATATTTATGTACACTTATATTAGATAGGAAAACTAAAGAGTTTAAACTAATGGAAAAGTTTGATAATTATAGTGCACATTCTAAGAAGCAATTACTTGAAGTACTTCAAAGTTCGTACTTTACTAAAAGGATTGCTGCATTTAGACATGATAGTAAGTTAGTTAGAACTACATTCTGTATTAATGACAGTATAGATGAAGCTCTTGATTTATTAAGTGATGAATGGAAAGGAAGATAAAATGGAAGAGATTGAAATTAAAAAGATAAGAAATAAAGAAAAGAAAGTTGAGTTTGAAGTATATTACACAACTAGTTCAAGCAAATCTAAACTTCATATGTTTAGTATAATTCAAGAAGAGGAACGTAGTTTTAAACTATCTGTAAAGATAAGTAGGTCCAACATAGGACATACGTTAGTCTTTGATGTGATGTATAGTGTACTTAGAAGTTTTGGTTTTGTAAAGGTAATGAGATACTTACTTAATAATAAAAGAATTAAAAAATATACATATGAATTAGATGAAATACTAGAAGATGTATTTACAAATTTTGAAAATGAATTATTATATGGAGGTAAATAAAATGAATATAGGAAGAACAGTTATAATAGAAAGAATAAAAGCTAAAAGAGGATACAAACATGATACATTTGTAGTGTATTCAACTCCTGCTCATACAGGTATTCTAAAAGCAACTAAAAGTGAAGCTAAAAAGAAAGAGATGTTTACTTTAACTTATGAAAATTCTACTATGAAGTTTAAACTTAAAGACAGTGTATCTAAAATGACTGAGTATCAAAAGAATAAAATAAATTCTGTACTTGCTGCAAAAGAATTTATTGACGGACTTCTTAAATTTAAATATGATAATAAAATATTAGAAGTAATAGTATACTTATCAAATATGCCAAATAATTTAGTTGATGATATAGAATATGCTTGGGGTAATTTTTAAAGGAGGTTTGAGATGAAATTGGTTGCAAATAAAGAGCTTTATTTTAACTTGATGCTTTTTGAAGGAAGTGCGGCGGAGAAATTAAAAGAAGAAAGTGGTCTATTTACTGTTGTAGCATCATATATAGCAGCAAAAGATGAACATAGTATAAATATTAACTCATGTGTAGAGAGTAAGAATAGTGTAAATGAAGGAACTACAGGAATACTTACAAGACTTTTAACTAATGGAAACATAGATTATATTATAAATTCAGACATTAATCAAAAAGATATAGATGATTTCCTAAAAACAAATCTTGATTATAATGACCCTTGGGAAGATGCATATGAGTTTATGCAAGCATATAAAGGAACAGAAGATGAAATAACTTATAAAGAAGTAATGAATACTATTTTAAATGATTCTCTTCTTAAAGAATATAATCCAGATACATATGCAAAAGAAATAATAGAAAACTCAAGACAAATAAAATCTAACTTTAATCTAGAAGAAATGATTTGTAATGATATAGCTGATATTTTAACTATCTATGACCCAATTTCTTTTGCAAAAGACAGAGTTGATTTTAAAAATATATGTAAATTCTTAATAGATATTTACATAAAGGTTCTTCTTACTCTTAATACATGTCTTATAAATATACAAAATGATATTGGAACACATAAAAGAAAGTATACTTCTATAGTAAGTGTTGTACTTGGATATGAAGAAGGGGAATTTAATAAAGATATTATACAAAGACTATTTGGAGATGAACTTATTACAGATAGTTATAACAAAGAAGTTAAAATGATGGGCATATTTAAAGCAATTGAGTACTTCTATACAAGAGTTTTAGATGTTCTTATAAATAATGGAAATGTTATTCCTAATGTATCATATCATGCAAATACTGTTATTCTATCAAAGGATAATCAAAAAGCTGCTATGGAACTTCTTGATTATATGAAAGAGAAATACCCAATTACAATAGCAAATAATAATTTAAGAGATATTAAACCTAGAAAAAAAGTAGAAAGAAAAAAGAAACCAAAACAAAATCATAAAAAGAAATAGGGGGAATATTATGTTACTTACTAAACCAAGAGATATTAATATTACTAAACGTAATTTAAAGATTGAGTATATGCAAGTATATAGAGATGTTAGTTTTATAACATCATTTATAGTATCAGTAATATCTTTATTCTTATGGAAAACAACTACAAATTTAGAGATTGTAGTACCTGCTTCAATAGTGTTATTATTAGGTGCATTTGATATTCTTGGAAATATGTATGTTAATTATCGTATAGATAAAGAAACATCAAATATGTCACATAGTGAAATAAGTGATGCTTTGGATGCAGTAGTATGGCATATACGTAATGGAGTAAAAATAGTACCATATAAATGGATAGCAGTTCTATTCGTGGTTTACATGATAGTATTTAGTATTGTGATTATTATATTAAGATTATTTATAGAGTAGGAGGTGTAAATGAATAATAAATTTAATGAAACTAAAACAGATAGAGAAATACAAATAACATATATCTATAATATAATTAGATATGCATTTAGATGGGAATCTATTAAATTTGGATTTATTGGTATAAGTGTAGCTATGCTTCTATTTATACCAAAAGCAGATTTATTAATGATTAAATTTCTAATACATATGGTAATATGTTCTGTTATTATATGTGTTGATATACCTGGATATATTTATATACATATGGTTATTCCAGGTTTATTAAAAAATAAATCATATGGAGAACTATATACATTTAGAATGAATTGTGAAAGAAATTCAAATAAGTTAGTTTCAAATATATGGAAAGTATTCTGTTTAGTATTTAATTTATTTGTATTTTATATATCAGGGTTTATAATGGGAGTGATACAATGAAGACATTTTATGATAAGCAAAAAGAGATGGAAGAGATTTTAATAAGAGATGGAATATCTCATGATTTCTCAAATGAACTTAGACTTAAATCAGTGGTTATTGGACTGGTAATACTTATTATTGCAAATTTTACTATGGATAACTTTAAAATATTTAGTCTATTTAGTCTATGTTATATTGCTATATGTGTGGTTGATTTATTTGGAAGAGTTGTACATTGGGCATGTATGAAAAGATATGATTCAGATTTGATATTTGAACTTGAGATGAAATCAATAGCTATGACTGATGAGTTCTATACAAAGTCTATAAGTATAAACACACTTGTTTATATACTGTTTAATTATGCTGTTTTTAAAGCTTTAATGCTTTTATTTTAATAAATATTAGGAGGTTTTAGTTATGAATACTGAAAATGTAGTAAAAGAAGTTGAAAAGGAAGTAAAAAATGAATTAAGAAAGGAAGAAAAGATTGAAAAGAGTGTTCAAGAAGTAGTAAAAGAAGCATTGACTTATATTGAAATAGTTGATACTATGCAAAAATGGAGCAAGAATAAAGATGACTATAAAGCATTTGTAAAGGCACTTATTGTATGTGATACATCTGAAGCACCTGAAAAACAAGATGTACACAGAGATGACATTGATGCAGCTCTTGAAGAAACTATTGATTTAGTGCTAAATAGTGACCCAACTGAATTACCACTAGTTAATCCTGAAATAATAGACTTCTTCTTTAAGACACTTTATGACCGTAAACAAGAAAGAAAACTTAACCAAGATAAAGGAGAAGAAAATGAAAGTAACTAATTACTATCCAAAAGTGTCTCTTGTACATGATTGGGAACGTAAAAATAAGATTATAATAACTGCGATATCTATTATCGCAGTTTTAGTCTCTATATTCATATTAACTAAATTAAAAGTAGTTTCAGATATAAGACATTATGTAGTTGGTTCAATAAAACCAATGCATTTCTATTTTATATTATTTATATTATCTCTTACTGCAATAGGTAAGAATGTTATACTTAAAGATAGAGTTGAGTATCTAAATACACTTAGTATAAATAATAAAGATTATGATAAGTTTGTAAAAGCACTTAAAATTACATATCTTGATAAAATAGTAATATTCTTTATATATGTAATAGTTTATACTATTATAGGATTTGCTGGAATGTACTTAAATTTGGTAGTAGAGAGGTCAGTGATATGATAACTATGAGTAGAATGAAAAAGACAAGAATTAATTATACTGAGATTTTTGAAATGTATGGAAATAATGATAAAATTAGGATTATAATTCCTTTATTTGACCATAATGGATTTATTTATGATATGAACTATGATATAAATTACTGTTGTGGAATTGCAAGTAATTATCAATTTGAATTAGGTGAAAGTTTCTATAATGATAAATACATGGTTCTTAATTTTTCTAAAATTAAATGTAAAACCAAAGATGATAAACCACTTACACCTATACAAAGGAGGGTAGTAAATGAAGTATAGAGATTTATTTAGCAAAGATAATGAAACAGTTGTTGTATTTGTATCAATAAAACGTACAGATGAGATTAGTATAAATACTGTTTTAGATACATGTGCGTATCTTGCAACTGAATATGACTATTATTTAGATGATATAAAAACTATGTCTGATTATATTCTTCTTATATATCAAAAATACGATGAAGATGATGACGATGACATCAATGAGATACAAAGTCTCCAAGAAGAATCAAATGGTATAAAGGGTCTTAAAATAGGTAAACTTGTAAAATCTAGTTTAGGATAATAACACAAAGAATAGCTCAGAGCAATCTGGGTTATTCTTTTTTTTCCGCATTTAATTAAGATTAATTACATATAATATAGTGATACTTAGGCGTGTCAAATAATTATATTTGGAGGTATTATAAATGAAGATTGAAAAAAGAATGCAAGTTTTTGTAAGAGGTATTGGTTTTATAACAGCTGAAGAAGTTGTTAAGTTGGTTCAAGGTGGTAATATAGTTGAACTTAGAAGTACATTCGGGAATTGGGTAAAGGTAAATGAAGGATATGCTGATGTTAAATCTGATTCTATTAAATTAGGTTTAAGAAATGGTACATATGTAATTACATCAAGTGATACAAATATACTTCATATATTACCTAAAAGTTATAGTATTGCAAGTACTAAAATTGCTGAGCTTAAGAAATCTAATATATTAGTATTTGGAAATCAGCTTATGGATGAAGAAAACTGTATTCATTTAGATGATAATGAACTAGAAGATATTGCAATTATATTAAATACATGCAATACATATGTTGACCATGGATGTTCTGTATTTACATTTTTTACAAATAATAAAGAATATGTAGAAAAGATATTTAAAAGATTTGTACCAAAGAACAAACAAAATAAAATAAATATATCTTACAAAAAGTTAGGAAAGTACAAAGAATCTCAGTATGGTTTTAGACTTAATTATAAAGATGCTGGTGAAGTTTTTAAAGTTATAGAAAAGTATGGAATAGATATTGGAACTAAAAACATTCCAAACTGTTTATTTGTGGCTGACAAAGATACTAGAATAAGATTTTATAAATTTTTAAAATTAATGAGTTACTATGAAATTATTCTATCTAATGGAAAACCTATAACAGTTGGTGGGTTTTCAAAGAAAAGCTATAATACTGTACTTAATTATGCAAACTTTATGCATACTATAGGTATAAATGGACTTATGAGAATGAATAATCTATACAGTGGTGGTCATACTATACCAAGAACTGTTTATCAAATAAATGCAGATGATTGTAATTATTCTATGAATGTAGATGAGAGTTGTAAATATACTGGTGCAAGAAGTTTAGTTTATGTTAATCCTAGTTGGAATACCTATGGTACACAGAATGACTACCCAGCAAGTTGTAAATCCATATTTTATGCACTTTGTGATGATAATGGTTCTGAAACTTATAAGTTTTTGAAGAAGTTTTATGAGTATCAACAGCCAATTAAAATCAAATCTATATCTGAAGTAAAAGAAGATATGGTGGAAATTATAGTTGATGATTATGCTGATATAAATGGTGTATTTTTAAAATAATATTGAGATATTTATAAGTTTTAAATATAAAAAATAAGGTTCTCTACATTGGTCTCATAGTGTAGATTAAAGAACTGAAGGAGATGATTTATATGAGAAAAAATAATAAACAAGTGGAAATGAAAAACTTTATTAAGGAATGTATGGAATTCTTTGGATGCAAACAACTTAACATTATATCAGGTAAAGACTGGTATGGTGATTATGGACATGTTTGTAATTTATGTGATGATGGTAGTTTAGAATTTTGTAATATAAACATTAAAACCATTTATAAAGTTTTAAAAGATGTATGGTATAATAACCGTATACATCAAGATAATAGAATATGTATATCTGATAAATTTCACTATAAAGTTCTTAATATATTTAAGAATGCACATTATCATAATAAATGTGGTGATTTGTATATTCTTGAAAATGGTCAATTGTATGATGCATTTAACTTATATTGGTATGATATACATGATAGTAAAATACTTAAAAAGCTTTTAAAGAATGGATATACATATGGAGGTCCATCTGACTATTTTGAATATCAATACCCAGAACCAGAATACAATGATTCGTCTAATTGTGATGAAGAA